ATGGGACTTGACTTTACAGCAGGTGCTGTTGCAGTAGGAATGGGAAACTCTACTATTAAAGTAATGGACAAAGACAAGGTTGATCTATACGTTGGAAATCCTGAGTACGGAGGAAAGAAAATCCCAATGGTTGATTATGTTGCAGGATTAGATAAGAAATATTTATTTGATGGAGCAATATTTACAGATGAAGAGTATCTGCACAGGACTATGGATGCTATTGGTCGTGTAGAAAGTAAGGGTACAACAGGAGGAACACCATTATTTGAGCTTAAAACTGTTATTAGGTATCGTAGTAATGATTCTAAACTAGACTTTGGAGAGCCTCTAGTAGATGGATCGCCAGCGATTAGTCAGTATTATCCTTCAGATTTAGCCCTAGCAAAAGGTGACGTTACTCCTATTGAAGGACAGGAAACATTACCTTTGGAATTTGATAATTGGGATGGAGTTCATTATGTGAATGGGAAAGGAAATGAATTTGTTCCTGAACCTGACTTGTATTTTGTAGAAAAAGGAAATCCTCAGAATATTATTGCTTATACAAAAAAAGATGGAAAATTTATTAAAATATTTGATGCGCAAGGAAGTAGAATTAATCAGTTAATGACTAATGAAGAAGCTAAAGAACCTGATGGAGGTGCAGGGTCTTTTAAATTGAATGGTAGAGTAGCCACAGATGTGCTAACACTTCCTGAAGATGCTAGACGTATTGTACAGATCACAGCTTCTCATTCTAAACCATCTTCTTCTAGTTCTATTGCTTCAGGTTGGGCTGACTTAATGAATGAGCCAGACTTTGCAGAAGCGAAGGCAGCATTAACAGAACATTTAAGAATTGTCTCTGAAGCATATTTAGATATGTTGTATCAAATGAGAGATGATGCAAAAACTTTTCAACAATATGTAAGAGTAATTCTTGGATCAAACACATCAATACCCAAAGAGATAGATAAGTTGTTACGACCTGATGGTAAGAATGTTATTACTAATGGATTTTTACATCCCCATATTATTAAAACTTTAGCACCTCAAATTCTAAACAGAATGATAAAAGATGGTGTTTATAAAGGAAGAAGATATGGTGCAAGTACTTATGTTGCTTTGAAACCTGATGTCAAGGGAGAAGTACAGAGTCCTAATGATGTAGTGTTAAGTGTAGACAATAATACTACCTTTCAATATTTAAAAAAGAAGAGTGGAAAAAATACTGTAAGTGAAATTAATGATTGGCTTCAAGACAATGATACCTATATATTATCTTCAAGGTTTCCAATTCCTGATGTACAAGCCGTAAGAATGTATCGTGTTCAATCCATTAAGCAAGGTAAGCATGGTGACGTTGCGTGGTTTCATCCTGAGACTATATTTGGTAGGAAACAGGGTGACTTTGATGGTGATCACGTTACCTTAGAGTTCCTGTACAAGGGAGAAAACTATTCAGACTCTAGCCTTGTAGATAAAATACTTGAAATGCAAGAGACTAATGCTTATAAAAACAATAGGCAAGTAGCACGTCTTGAATATTTTAAACATATGAAGTTTGATGATTATACAAGAGTTCAAAATGTTATGAGATTAATGTCAGGGTTTATGTCTCGTCAAAATATGCAAGGTATGATTACCAACACAAAAACTATTCGTAGTATGTTAGCCTCAAAAGACTTTAAAGCTGATATAGGTGGAGAGATAGAAATTGTTAAAGAGAATGATATAGTTATGATGGGATACGCACCTTTAAATGACAATGTTACGCAAGAAAGCTTAGATCAGATTTCAGGTAAAGATGCTAATGGAGTAGTTGTTGACAAGGATAACAAAAGATGGACAAAGAATAGTAAGGGTGATAAGTTTTTACGTACTACTTCTGCTCACGAATTTTCAATTCTATTACAGGCTGGAGTGGATCATGGAAAAGAAATGTTACTTGTTAATTGGAGGATTAAAGACAATCAAGATTTAATTCGTAGAATGTTTAAACGCACAGATGGCAAACCTTTGAATGCTAGACAAACACAATCTTTAGCTTATCTTGTTCAATTCTTTAAGTATAGTCCTGATCGTAGAGGGGAAGGGCCCCAAAGATTTTCTTTAGATATGCCTCAAGTGTTTGAAAGAAGTAGGGAAATAGCTGAACATATTACAGGTAGTGCAGAAGCACAAGGTACAGATGTAATTGAATATGTAGAACAACGTAGACAGAAGACTGCGAGTTACGCAAGGACTGAAGAACAAATGGCAAAGATTTTAAATAAGTCCCTTCCTGTGTCATCTATATCATTGAATGGTACTTCATCACCAATAGAAACAATATTATCTCAGCCTCATCTTAGTATGGCAAGATACAATGAAAATAATGTTGATAAGCAAATAGTTGGAGACCCTTTTCATTTTTCTCCTAATCAAATTGTGCATGCTCACGTAGCCGCTCTACGAACTTTACCTGTAGAAGTAACTAGACCTTATGGTACTGACGCTAGTCTTTTATCTACAACAGATCAACAAGCGTTTACTGAAGCACAACATTTTGCTGAGTCTTTTGCTGTTGAGTTTGGTAACTTATTTGCACGAGCAAAGATGTTTAACAAGGAACAGAAAAATGTATTCACTACACAAACATTTGATTACGATCAACAGTTAAATGATTTAATTGAGAAATGGTTGTATGTTGGTGAACCTAAATTTAATGTTAAACCATTTGAAGCTTTAAGTGAGAAGCAAAAAGCAGCTGCTACAATATTATTTCTTGAAGGAACAGCAAGAGAAAAGCGTACTCAGAATGTTGCAGCTAAAAAACAATTAGCCAATGCTAGTGCTTCGATTGATAAAAGAACAGAAAAAATAACTAATTTAGTTAAAGAAATAGCAGTACTTGAAAAGGGTTTACCTGTCCAAGCAGCTGAAGGAGAGTATAGTGTAGAGTCTAATACAGTTACTCGTCAAAATTTTATACAACGTAGAGACTTAAAGGCTAATCCTGATGTACAATATTTGTTTGGTGATAATCTTATTCAAAAAGGTTTAGGTGGTCAAGCAAAAGAAATGCGTGGAGAGCCTAATGCTGTTGGTATTCCTACTAAGAAGCTACCGATGACAGAGAAACAAGCTAAGGCTAGAGGTATTCCTATAGATCAAGTGTTCTTTACCGACAAAGAACTTAGTGAAAATAAAACAATTATAGATAAAGCATTTGATAAAATAGACACTTCTAAACCTGTTGTAATTCCTGAAGCTGGACTTGGAACTAAACGAGCAGAACTAGAAAATAGAGCCCCAAAGACATTTGCATACCTTAATTCTAAGATTGCTGAGTTAGAATCTCTCAATCAAACTAAACTCTTTTCTGCAGATTCTAAAGCAGCTGAAGCTATTCAAAAGAAAATTGATGCAAAGAACAAAGCAATTAAAGCACTAGAAGATAATAATATAAGATCGCAACAGAAAATAGAAGCACTTGGCACTTTAGGTACTTTTTATAGATCAAGAACAAGAGATGTACAAAAACTTCCTCCTATAGAACTGATGCATAAACCTACATACACTCAGTTTATACAAGAGTTTGGTAGGCAACTTCCAAAAGCTTCTAAGTCCCCGATAAAACTTTCTAAAAAAGTAAGATTGTACGAAAAGCAACCAAGGGTAATTCAAGAAAAACTTGACAAGGAGAATAATTGTGGCGTATGATTTTTGTAGACAGCTTGTTGGTGAGGGATTAAACCCTTTTACTAATGAAGAAATAGAACTAAGAAAAGCTGAAGCTATTGATGGTGTGGGAAGTTTAATTGGTATTCCTCACGATGGTAGTGTTCCTTTAAAAGAAAAATTAAAGGGAGTATTAAAACCTAACGAGAGAAGAAAGCTTACAAAGCAAGTTAAAAAAGAAGAGACTAGGTATAAGGCACATGAGGATTTATACAATTATTTAATTAATGATACGATAGAACAATTTCATGCTTCTGCATTTTTAATTGAACCACAAGTAAGAAAAAATTGGATCGAAGGAGTTCTTGGATTACAATATCCTGTAGTTGGGGACATGAACAATTGGAATGAACGTGATATAATTGGTGCAAAAAAATTATTTGAAAAATATAAAAAGATAGCAGAGTCGAGAGAAGATGAAGGAATGTCATCTGCTCAGAATACTGCAATTAATCCTCTTAGAGTAGCGGCTAGTTTAGACCCGTCTGGTTATGCACTGAAAGCAGTAGAAGAATCTGTAACTGTATTTGATACAATTAAAAATAAGACACATAAGCTTAGATCAAAAATAGATAGTCAGAACAATCAGATTGCAAGAGTAGTTCAAGATGATAGACTAACAGAAGCACACGAGCTATTAAGAGACTTACTAGATGGTAGAGCAAGGTCTATGTATCCTATGCAAATACCTAACAACCCAAAGAATTTTAACGTATGGAGAAATAGTGCTATAGGCAAATACTTTTATTATGCTTTAAAACATGCTCACTTGCAACAAAACATTGAAACGCAAGATGGAGATGCAAGATATATTATGATTAAAAAAAGTAATATATCTAATATGACACAAAGCCCTGAAGAGGCTGATGCATTAATAGATGTATTTGAAAGACAAATTGAAAAAGTACATGGAATAAATGTTAAAGCAGATGAAGAATTTTATATTGCATATAGAGTTCCTTCCAATATTGATGCTTTTATTAAAGGGACAAAGTCTCCTAAAACAATTGCTGAAGTAACGAATGAAAAAGGATTGATTGATGTACTTGAAAAGAATGAATTAGAACAAGGTGTTTACGAAGCTACTGCATTTGATACATATGGCTCTGATATGCCTAATAGAGGCATTCAGTATGGTAAAGCTAGAAAAAGAAAAGGCTACCAAAATTATGAAAGGAAAGATAAGCAACCTCCTGCGACTTGGATGGATACTCTATGGCGTGTACGTGCAGAGCAACAAGAAATGTATTCAGATATGTTTGATGAGTTTAAAATGGAAATTACTTCTTACAATCACGAAGTCAATGCATTTAGGGCTCCTGTAAAGAAGGTACTTGAAATGTGGGGTATGGGAGATGTCCTTACTCAAGAGCAAAAGCAGGAAGGGCAGTCTGATCCTGTAAGAGAAGAGTTTCTACAGCGCATAGAACATATGGGAGATTTCAGTTCTAACTTAGTATATGATTCAGAGAATGATGTTTTATTAAGCCCTAATACTTTTGTTAGACAGATTCGAGAAGGCTATGATTATAACCAATGGCACATAGGAGACTATTGGGATATGTTACAAGATGCTATTCTTGATATAGATGAAAAAATATCAACAGAAAATCGTGACATTGAAAGATACTCTCAAGTGATACAAAATCAAGAATCAAATGAAGCTGATATAGAAGAAGCTAGTAATGTGATTTCGAGAGCATCTGAGAGAATTCATGAAATGACTGAGATGTCAGAGATTATAAATGATATGTTGCATACAAGTAGTGGTGATGTTTCAGGTGATGCTCAAAAAGATATGGTAATGAACGGCAAGATGTTAATGTTTAAAAGTAGGGGATTACTTACCGATCCAATGCGTAGACGTAGAGATCCTGAGTTAATGAAAGACTATATTGATAGTGGGTACAGGACAATAGAGATGAATAAGATTAAGCTTTCTCTTATGAAATCTATGTTATTTATGCCTAACAAACAGCTTGCAGAGTATGTTGTGGATCAAGTCCTTGCCTCTACAGGTTCTCATCAAGTACAAGCAGGATTGTTTAAGCTTGGATATAGTAATGAAGCAGTATCTAAGATTGTGTCTGCGATGATGCCTTGGAAAAATGATAAAATAGAATCTCACGATATTGCAAGAGCAGGTGCTATGCATAATGGTTTTGTTGTTTATGCAAACTTAGGTGCAGGGACAGCATTAACAAATAATATGCAAAGAGCTACCCCTATTCTTGATTATGGATGGCCTTTATTTGCTAGATCATATCAAGCATTACACAATGGAGACACAAGATATACATCAGAAGAATGGATGGATATTGTCAGAGAGACAGGTGTTCTTGATCCTGTACAAGCATTTACAGATGCATTATTAGCAGGTGCTAGTGGTGCTAATGGTATGGATTGGCTAATGCCTTTAGTTGATATGGCAAAAGTAAAATTAGGATCAAAAGGATTTGCTCAAAAGTGGACAATAGATTCTCTTTTAGCAAATTCAACAGGTAGGAATGAAGCCGACATACGAGCTTTAAAAGAAAGAATACATCAGATAGCAACCTCTAACTCAACAAATAAAAAATTATTAATTAAACAGATCAGACAATTAAACTTAGGTTTATCTGAAAGATATATGGGCAAGCTAGTTGCTTGGAAACTTGGATGGTTTCCTTCTAAAAAACTAGCAGGTGCATTTACGATGACAGAATCTGAGCAAATGATGAGAGCTGAAGTAGCATTAATGGGAATGTTTCAAGCCGAACAATTAGGAGAGCTTGGGGATGTAGAGTCTCAATTTGATAAGAATCCTGAAGCAAAACCTTGGCTTTCTGAGGCAGGTATTAAAATGGCAAGACTGATGGTATACAATACTATGTTTGGTATGAGTCAGCAATTCCTTCCTAAAATGTTTAGAGGAGCTGTGGGTAAGTTTTTTATGCAGTTTAAATCATATCAATACCATCAAATGGAACATGATATGAAATATGTAACAAACTTTTGGAGAAGTAATAAAGGTCAAAACCTATTCACAGGAGTTACAGAAGCACCTGTAAGATTAGTTGCAGAAATGGCTAGAATGATTGGAAGAGTACCTGGTCGTCTAGGAAGTATGGCATCTCCTGTAAAGAATTATTCTAAGATGAAAGATATGGATGATAGTATAGACGATAGATCAGCAAATCGTTTATTAAAATTTTTACTTGTCAGAGGTGGAGCTAGTATGTTATCTGCTGTAATGTTTTATCACAGTGCGTTTACAGGAGTATTAAGATTGGCGTTAAGAGGCGTAGGTAGGAATCCTTTAGCTAGAAGAGGATTGTTTGGTTTAGAAACTCCTGTCGTAACGTATCCACTTCATATATTATGGGCATTGTACGCAGCTGGTAGTGTTGCAGGAAGAGATGATGACGATGATAACTTACAAGACTTTCTAAGAGATTGGCTTCCACCTGCAATTACTAGTCTCCAATATTTATTCCAAGGAGAATATAGACAATTCTTGAGAGCCTATACACCTGAACCATTAAGATCAACAGGGGAATTTATAGAAGAGACAGATATGATGGATGATATGGGTAAATATCTGAAAAGATTCTAACGGCTAGGTCTGTACATAATTATATCTTCTATCAAATATTCCTCACCATTAGTAGCAAAAAAAGTTTTCGGTAAATTTTCATACTGACCTGGAGCTGGCTTACCCTTGTCTGTCATGGTAGGCATTCCTTCTCTAGTACCAATTCTCTCAGGTGGTAATCCTTCTAAGTCACAATAGTCCCATTGTAATAAACCTTCAATACCTTTAACTTGTACAGTAGGTTTGTCTTTATTAAAAACGTATAAATTTATTAGTGGAAATTTCATCAGCAAAAAAGGGGTGCGAAGTGCAGGTCAAATGTAAGGTAAAACCTGCACTCCACTATAAGACTAGTAACGTATGACAGATTACTAATCTTAGTCCCTTTATTTTTTAAAGATAATATTATATATCCTTTCTAATATGCGTTGTATTTGTCGTACACATTGAGCAATTATTTCTAGTTTTTGTTCCGTAGTCATCTTTCTTTCACTCCTATTCCAAATCTCCAATAAATTAATCCTACTTCAATAGTGATGCTGATAGATAACAATCCTTGTAAATTTAATTCTATTAATACTGGCCAAAGTTTTATTCCGTATACTTTTGTGTCATATCCATGCGACTGAGATACTATGTAAGATGTTACATTAGAATATTTATTTCCTATTGTTCTTTCATTTAATATTTCTACTTCTATCCTCTCTTTGTTGTCTGCCATCTATGCATCCTCCTTTCTTGGGTATGGATTTTGTTCGTGTTCTATTAAAAGCTCTAAGTATTTCTTAGCTTTCTTCAAGTCTTCTATTCCATTTTTACTCCTCCATCGGCAAATATATTTTACAATATTTCCTTCGTTAAAATTTAATTCCCAAGACATAATAAACTTTGTCACTTCTATACCATCTGTATAGTAGTCAGGGTTAATCGGGTCTTGTATTTCATGTGATCTCATTTCATATCCTCCCAAGCATTTTGAGCAATAAACCTTGCAATTGCAATAGCATCTGCATTAATAAGAGTTACTTTTATATCAGGAAAGAGATTCTGCATCTCACTCTTGATCTTTCTTTTTCTATCTGCCTTATCCATTCCTTTTTTAATTCCCATTTCTTTTTGCCATGCTCTAGGAGTGGGATAACAAATTTGATTAATACCTATTCCATGTAATGCTCCTTGCCATTGTCCATAATTAGTACCAAATTTAAAAGCAGCTCGGACTGCATTGGCGGGTCTTGCCCATACTTTCTCTAATCCAACAAAAATGTTCTTTTCTTCTCCACCTTTAAGCTTATGTAAAGTCCATATCTCCGTCAGGGAATCTACCATCTTTTGAGGATCACTTGGGCACTTCATGCATTTCATGTCATATATCCATTCTGAACACCAAGCAATTGCTCCATTAACACCTGGGTCTATCCCTATAAAGGAATAAGAAGGTTTTCCTTTCATTACAAGTCTTCTATGTTGCATTGTTTGATGTACCATACTAACTATTTCAGGATCATCCTCTTCGTATCCACAATCTTCTACATTTTCACAAAATATTCCAATTGTTGATTCGTCTGAAGAAGAATTGCCAAATTCTCCATCAGTTAATATTTCTCCTTTGCATCTAGGGCAATTATAATATGTTTCAGCTATCATGTGTTACTCCTTTCTTTATGCGTTTTTTGCTTCTTCCACAGTTGGGTATACTTTGCATTTATCTCCATCAAATCCAACTACGTGATGTCCCACTACTCCATATCTCGCTTTAGCTGCGATTAGCTTTACTGTGTTTCTATCGAATCTGCTACTATCAAAAGCAAACCCATAGAATATAAGTAATGCTGTTTCTGCTGTTTGTTCAATTACACCACTTTCTGCAAAATCACTTAATCTAGGTTCAGGATCAATACGTCTTTCTACTTCCCTATTTAATTGACTAATAAGAATTGCTGATATATCATATTGTTTACAAATCCATTTGTACTCATATAATATTTGTTCTATCTCAAATCTCCTATCAGACTTTCCTTCTACATTAATTAATTGAATATAATCATCTATTATTACTTTTGGCTTTACTTTAGATATTTCCCTCATTGTATCATTTAAGTTTCTTATGTTATCCATCATTGTCAAATATGGAGAATATTTAGTCCTCATTATTTTATCTAGAGAATCTATTTCTTTATTCTCTTTATATAGTCCTCTTCTCATTTTTTGATAACTGAGAGATTTACTCTCCATTACCATTAGCTTTCTCCATATCTCTTCACTTGTCATTTCTCTATTGAATACAAGTACTTTTGTTTTGTTTTCTACTAATCCCTTAATGACGTTTACTGCAAGAGTTGATTTGCCATGACCTGGTCTGCCTCCAATAACTGTTATTTCTCCTTTAGACATTCCACCTGCAACCCAATCTAATTGTGGCATTCCAAATTTAGTTAGATTTGCACCTGACCGAATTTCTCGTAGAGCTTGATTTGCTATAAGAGACAAGTCTTTCTTATGAGAAGGTTGAACTCTTTTCAATTCTTCAATAAGTCTAGCATGTCCTTCTAGCAATATATTTACTTCATCATAATCTTTAAATGAAGAATTATATAACTTGTAAGCACTTTCTGCTGTCTCTCTTTGAATGTATCTTTCCCATACTATCTTTGCATATGTTTCTACTTGTGCAACTGAAGGAACATTATCTGTAAGAGATAATACATAGGTAGCACCTAAAGGAACACTATGTTCTTCTTCTTTTACTATTGTATCTTTGCATGAATCTGTTACTGTAATGAGGTCAATGATTTTATTGTTTTTATATAGTTCTGTTATAGCGTTCCATACTATTCTATTTTTATTGTTATATATAGCTTCAGGCTTTCTTATCCATTTCAATGCTTTTTCATATATATCATAGGTATTTTCATTTGCATCAAGAATACATCCAAGACAAGCGTCTTCTGCTTCTCGGCTATGTGGATTAGGTTTTAAATCCATGTGTTTCTCCTTTCTAAAAGAGGTCTTCTTGGATAATAGGGTTATAGTTCATTATAAGTAATTCACAAAACTCTTTATCTCTTGCCTCTGTTGCTCCTGAGTACTTTGTCTTAATCTCCTGTACGTTATATTCTCGATATAAGGTTCGTACTTCATCTCTGTTGTCATAACTAAGCATAAACTTTCCACCTCCTGAATCAATCTTATCTACTACATCTTTAAGGTCTTTATGCTCTTGCTCTCCAAATGCGTATCTATAGTAATCTTTCCTTTCACCTGCTATCCAATAAGGTGGATCAAGATACCAACAATCATCTTTTCTTGGTTCATACTTCTCAACAAGTTTTCTAAAATCAAAAGATTCAATTGTAGTTTGAGAAAAGTATTTTCTTGAATGTTTTAATTCTTGAATTAGCTTATCTCCTCCCCAATCTGCTTTGGCTTGTTTTGAAAAAGAACCATGTACGTTTTTATTAAAGGCAGTTTTTATTTGATAATAATATCTAGCCGCTCTTTTGGGATCAGGAATAACAATATCTCTTTGTTCTTTTAGTTCTTTTTTAATCTCATTAAAGAGAGTTCTAGAACGTGGATACCAATAGATATATTCAGATAATTTATCAAACTCCTCAAGTACTGAAATATAGAGATTAACTACATCATTGTCAATATCATTTACTACATTCCATTTAGCTTTTGTTTTTCTGAAGAACATAGATAGCCCACCTGCGAACATTTCTATATACCTCTCATGGGGAGGAAGCATAGGAACTAGTCTTCTGCTTAGTTCAAACTTCCCCCCAAAGTAAGGTATTATTACAGGGCATGCTCTCCACTCATGAGTACTCACGTTATAGCTACTTGCTTGTCAGACATAGACTTAATCATTTTATATACATTCTGTTCTAACTTGTGAGTAGCTTCTGTTTTTCTATTTAATACGTGAGTTGACATCCAAGTACAAGCATTAAGCAAATCCCAATATGTATCAGGTTTATTTGTTAATAGATATTGTACTAGATTTTCTATTGATTGTTCAGGGAATAGCTCTACTATTTTACTTACATCGCTTGGATTGAGCTTTATATTCTGGAGTTCTGGCAAATCGTTTTCTATTGCTGTTATAGCTGTTCTAATCATATCAGGAAGTACAGTATCTAACTGTTTGACATTTGGATTATATACACTATGTCTGTTGTTGAATTTGCCAAAGGTTACTCCTATTATCATTCCATTACTACAGATTAATCTATATGCTCCCATCATCATATATACTTGAGATGTACCATCATAGCTATTACCCATAATAATCTCAGGATGCATATCATCCTCACCAACTTTAATAGTTTGTGGGAATCTATATCTCCATCTAGCTCTAGCTCCATTACCAAAGATCTTTGTCTCTGTTAATGTTCCTTCAAACTCTTTTATTACTTCTGAAGATTTCTCGAAGACTTCTTGATTAGTAACAAGTTTATATTCGTTGGACATACAACTTAATACTTGTTCTGTATCTTCTCTCACTATGAACTTGTGTTCAGTACTTAGGTGAGTGTCTTGTAGAATTGCTGGTACCTCTTTTACTGGGAATAACATATTATTCTCTAGGTTGCTCATTATAGTTTTCCTCCATTTTGTATCTAAGAGTATTACCTCCTAGACGTTTTCTTTCCATTTCAATTAAAGCCTCTCTATTCTTATCGTGATTCAATATGATTGCACGAAGATATGAAAAGCCTTTTCCTCTATTCACGTGTTTTGCTGAGTGAAATTGATTTAATCCCCATTCAACTACTTCAGGCTTAGAACTTGAAATAGCAATAAGGAATTTTTTAGCTTGATTCCTATTTTCTGATGGTATCTGTCGAATAATAGTGCGACAGGTTTTTCTTAAAGATTTTCTAACTGACTCTGGCCATTTAGAATATAACTCTCTTATATCTACAGAACTGTTAAAAGAACCAAATGCATCTGTAAGTGGTTTATCACAATGTGGACATTGTACAGGGTATGTTCCATTTTTCATTCCTATACCCATCCAACTGGACTTTTGTCCCTTATATAGACTCCAATTGTTTTTGCATACTTGAGAGGAACTTCATTGTTATATGTAGAATATTTTAATCCTTTTTTCTTATATAAACCTTTCCTGTCAGGATGTCTTCCTCTACATACCAATTGATACCTCTCTTTATTTAGATTCTTCTTAATATAATATAAGAATAGTTTATTCATCATCGTATTCTTCAGTTTGAACACGTATATTGGGGTTTGTTTCTTTGACATCGTAAGCTCCTTTCTGATGTGTTACTTGAGTGTCTGGTGCAATTTGAAGTCTACCTAAATAATATTTAGATAGTTCTTCTGCAAATTCATATGTTGATTGTTCAAATTTAGGGACTGCGTATATTAGTACATTGGCATAGGAGAAATTTACTCCTAATAGTACTCCTATTAACCCTGTTGTTGTCTTAAAGTGATCTCCTGGCTCTAAAGCCTCAAGTGTTGTATATTTCCTCTTCTTCTTACTCACACTTCTCGCAGTAGAGTGGGCCGTGGTATAGTTTTGCGTCATTAGTTGTATGCTCCTCGTCTTTGATTATAGATTTCCCATTTCCATTAACTACATATTCTTCTATTTGTTTTGCTTTCCTTTGCATTTCACTTAATATATCGCTTAAATCTTTAAACAATAATTCGCTAAATGATGTCTTTGATGTTTCTAACCTATTTACAATTAGTGATAATTCTGATTCTGTCATTCGTAACAATACTCTATTTTCTGCCATAATTTTTCTCCTTTATTTTATTTGGTGTGTAGCAAAGAGATGGGAGAGCGATAAAAGAAACACGTGAGGAGCAAAACCGATAGGAAAGGAATCGGTAGGAACCGCTCTCCCTGAATGAACTTAGTCTTTTTTCTTAAAAAAACCAAGTTGTGTTTTGTCCTCTGGTTCCCAAGGAAAGTCATACAATGTATACGTTCCTTTAAACTTACTTTGAATCTTTTTGCTATGTATCTGCTTAGGGTTTTTTAGTTTCCTATAAGGTACAGTCATCTCTTTTCCATCATGCTCAATTACAAGGTCTTCCCTTAAGTTTTTGCATTTTTGTACTATATAATCTCTTACAGAAACGTGTCCTCTCCATAACTTAGTTACTACGTATTTCATCTGATTTTTCCTTTTTTGTTTTCATTGAATGTAATCTTTCATATTCATCTAATGTGACAATCTTAAACTCATCGAATAACTTCATATCATCGTTTAGATTTGTACCACCTGATTGCATTGAAACAACATCTACTATTCCACGTATATAGGAATGAGCTTCAATAGTAGTGTCAAATGTTGCCATTGGAGCATCTCCTTGGTCGTCTTTTAGCATATCTTTCCATAGTACTATGTACGTTCTATTATCTATTGACATTCTATACCTCCATACTTTGTCGACATATTAGACAAGATTCTGCCAACTCATTAATAATACCCTGTATTCGATTAAAAACCTCGTAAGCATCCCACCAAGTAAAATGCCGACCGCCTTTTTCATTTTCATTTAAAATTCCTTGCAATTCAATGACTAAATTGTTGAAAAACTCATCACGGCCCATACTGTAGCGGTAATCGTTATCATTCCTTTTACAATACCAACCAACATATTCAAAAGCAAAATCAACAATTTCTTTGGCTGTAATTTCTACTATATATTTTCGACTATCACTCATTTTATTTTCCCTTTTTTTAAATGGCTTGTATCATACTCTCTAATTCGTACAGATATTTCTTTACCATATCTTTGCAAGAATTGATCTTCTATTTCAGTAGAAATCTCTTTCCAATTAAAAGGTTCTGATACTTCAAAAGTAATAAATTTATCACGACTATCGAACTCTTCACATATTCTTGCGTGTTCATCCCAATCTACAACAGGTTTATCACATTCGTTACAGTGGTTTGGCATCGGTGTCATTTGTCTTTCCTTTCTCATGAAATGGATTATTCCATATACCTTCGTCTTCAAGTTGATCTTTAGCCTTAAATAACTCTTCAGCCATTGTGATAGCACCTTTTTCTCCACCAAATGAACAACTATTTAAAAGATAATCTACCAACATTTCTTTATCGCCTTCTGCTACTAACTGTGCTACTACTTTCATTTTACCCATCGTTATTCTCCTCTTTTTTTGATAACCATTCTAAAACATCACCATATGCCTCTCGGATAGTGAGAACACCTCTTACATTTGCTTTTTGAGTATATAATAACTTTAATAAAAACTCAACTTCCTCTTCAGGACTATCACACTCATATAAGATCCAGTTTGCTATTGTAGTAATGTCTTCTTGTTCTCTTTCTTTATCGATCTTTTTACTCATATTATCTCCTACTCACCTGCTATTGAATCTTGACCATATCTATAGAATATCACACTATCTTTATGCCAATCTGTTGTACTGTCCTGTGAAATTGCTTCCCATTCTCTTACTTTTTCTTCAAGAAGTTCTTCACGAACAGCAAGGTCTTCTGTTTGCTTTTTAAGATTATGCTTGTGATCTGCTACAAATACACCAAAAAATATTAACCAGTGTACATACCACCAAATTGTGTAAGTCATAGCATCCTCCTAGCTAATTTGAAATCCACCGCTTTGTAAACAAAACTCAGCGAAATTTCTTACGTTATCTTTATTAAATGGATAATGATCATCCCATTGTATTTGATCTTGCAAACGATTCCACTCTTCTTTATACTTTTCAGGATAGTCCACAGGAGGAACTTCTTTGCCTAGTATCTTTGTTACTCTGTTCTTAAGATTTTCTTTTTGTTTATCAAGAATATCATTATTTGCTTTTGCTTTTTCCATAATAAGAGTATGTTCATTTACATCTCTATCTACAGTCTTATCTTCTAGTAGCCTTAATAGTCTTTTACCTATTTTAGTGGCTTTAGTCTTACTTATTATATGTCCATCATTAAGATGACCTTTTGCCATATCTTTAGGAGTAAGATAATCAAAACAATGATGACAAACAAATTCCCATAACGGTCTCCACCACCAAACATTATTTCTAAAGTAGTGACCTGGATTTTCTTCCTGATACTTATCTTTTAGTTCAAAATACTCAGATTGGACATCTTTAGGAGTATCTCCATAATTAATAAATGTACCATCTCCATATTTTTTGACTATTTCTTTATATCTCTTTGGATGTTTATAGTTTTCTTTTGGATTCATTCCATATAAATCGAAACCCATAGCATTATCTCCTTATTTTATTGTTTATGTGAAATTTTGGGGGGCTTTCTGCACGCCTGATCCTCTTAGACTGTGACTCGCAGAACTTCTTATTAGTGTAAACACAACAAATCGGACTCCTTTTTAAGTTAAGGTTATTCCAAATAAAGTCAGTTGCTATTCTAGTAAGTTGTATGCCCCCAAAGTTAATGGATGGTTAGCCCCTTACTCCACAAACAGAGTATTAACCGCGTATGTTTATAGTCTAACACTTAATAGGACTCTAGATTCATTACAGCCTTTTTTCCATACCTATTAGAGGTGTCCAGCAATTTTGCCTTTCGGCTCATCGGTGACCATCCAAATTTATGAAGTGTGTGCGAGATTTCTGCCAGCTTCGCACTAAAGAATAGACTCTGTCAATAGCATTGGACATATCACCACTTCAATTGATAAATCTTGCGACATACCCATGTGAGTATGCCGACTTTTTAGTATAATTAGAATGGTAGTTCAGATTCTAGTTCGTCAGCAGTTTTAGGCTGCCCATCTGTCCAAAGCTGAGAATCTTTAACTTTCCATACACTTCGCCATTCCTGTTGGTGTTTAGGAAGGTCTTTAGTGTCTTTTGTTACGAAGTGTTCTTGATATAACCTTACTAAATAAGGTTTGCCAACAACATCTTCTAGGTCAGGTATTGCTAGTTTATGAACTAAAGTACCTTCGTTATCTACTTCTGTTGTTTCGATTCCAAGGTTCGTTAACCAATCAAAATAGGATTTATTACGACCTGATTCAGAACCTGCGTCAAATAGAAAGACACCACGACCTTTAAATCGTTTGCCTACTATATGACCACAATCAGATATTTGCTGTTGACCTTTTTCATTATGAACAGGCTTTCTGTTGCCTTCTTCATCTACATCATATTCATAACCATTCATTTTCCACATTAGTTGAGTAAGCTCTTTAGCTTCTTCAGCAACCTCGTATTCTAGTTCAAATACAGTTGCCTTATTACCTCTAACTGTGAGTGGTCGTTCATTTAACCCACAAATATGAGCAGGGTATAGATTTCCATCATCAATAGGTTTCCAGCTTCCTTTTGCTTTACTTGGATTAAACGTAGCTTCTGATGTTCTCATTTATCATTCCCTTTCTTTATTTCAGTTCCATATTCACGTATTAACTCGTTTACTTTATTATGAAACTCGGTCATCTTTTTACTCCAAGTGACTTTGTTTCCTCCCTCGAAATATATACGAGGAATTACTGTTTTACCATCTGCTGTTTTAAACTTATAGCTAGTAGTAGCTCTTTTAGAGCTTATTACTCCGTCAGATTCCATTTTTTCTCTAACATCAGTAGTAATTACTCCACTTGCCACAAGCTTATCAGCTTCTGCGACTGTCAGTTTACCCATGATTATCTCCTTGTTTAGTTTCAATGTCTTCTATAGTGAAAGTATGAAAACTAGGATTGATAGTAAGTTTCTGTCTTTCAGTTGTCGTGAAGGACATTACTTGTTTACCATTCATTAATTTCCATCCATTAAAGGTTACTCTTTGAAATTCTTTACCATCGTTTGTACCAATGGTATAGAGGCTTCCTTGTTGTAAGCATTTATCATCATATGAATATGTATTATGCATTTTCTTTCATCTTCCTTTCTTCTCTTTGTAGTTTAGCTAATGCTCCATAGTAATTGTCTTCGTTGATCGAATTATCATCAATTGCTTTTAGGATAACATCTTCTTTACCAACAACTTTAGCTACTACTAGAAGGTTTTTCCTATGTACGTCAGTACACTCATCTGCTGGAATGTCTTCACCTGCATAGATGTACAATCCTAATCCATGTAGTGCTATTGCTTTAGCTAGACATCTTTGAATCGAACTATTTACTTGAAAAGCATTAGGCTCTGCAATAGTTGCATTTCTATTGTCTAGTATAGGATGCACTTGAGTTCTTGCAATACCACCTGACCATACAGTTACTTTAACAAAGCAACCTGCTTGAGTTTGCATATATGGTTGTTTTGCTCCATCAAGTCCCCATTCATGTACTTCCCAAGTAGCTTCAGGATCAACTTTTAATAGCTCTCTTACTGCAATTGCCCAACTCAGATACTTAAACTGTCCTTTAGACTGAGTGTGTTCATCTACGTGTCTATTCTTTTTATCGCTTGTAAGCTCTTGGAATATTTGTTCGCTTTCTTTTCGTGCCATATCCTCTCCTTTGTTGTTTTATCTTATTTAGTCTATCTTTTCCGTCACATACATTTGTATATGCACAATACGAACACTCCCAATCTTGTACAGGAACATTCGGCTCTTCAAAGGGTATCATCTCATCAGGTGAGTTAATATCCTCAAGTGTTTCATTTAAATCTATCCAATAGTTAATTGCGTATTGTACATACTCATGAGATACTTTCATTGTCTTCATTATACTATCATCTTTTTTATACCATAAGATGAACATATCAATATCTTCTGTATAACATCCTATTTTATCAGCAAACCCTAATGCATATGTAGATACTTGCATTTCATAATTTCTACTAGGATTAGGATCACGATTCTTTTTTAATCCAAATCGTTTTTGCCATGCAAAAGCTTTTGCTGTCTTTAGATCATAGATAGAAACATTGTCTTCTCCTTTAACAATAGCAATATCTAGATGTCCAATTACTTTAAGATCAGGAAGTTTGACTGTTTCTTCTAGATAAAAATCTACCTTTTCATTTCTCATCTTCATTATACTTTTACCTGATGTTTCAATCGCTTTCTCTATATCCCTATGTAGAATAGTGCCTAACCTTAATACTCTTTTTGTTCCTTCATCCATCTCCTTCTCAGGTGTATCGTGAGTTCTATACCACTGCTTTCTATAGCATTGTCCCACAGAACTTGCACCATACCAATCTTCGTATCCTTCGTATAACTTCTTATATTCTTCATTTTGCGAATGAATATAATCATTATATATGTCTTGAATAATGTTCATATATTGAGTTCCTTTCCTACCCAAATTTACTAAAATTAGGGATTTATATCAAATGTTATTACCTTCGTTCAAACACCATTTCCCCTATCCATATTTTCTAATCCTTCTGCTGAAGTATCCTGGCTCCATTTGCTTTCTGTGCTTTTGAGCCTCTTCAGGTAATGCTCTTGTTTTTACTCCTACATACCACCACCATCCATATCCATTCCAATCCATTAGTCTTCTTTTTGCTTTAAGATATCTAGGATCATCTTCTCCTTCAAAGTGTACCCAATGATATTTTCTGTCTTGTCCTAGAATATGTTTATCTTCTAATGAAAGATTATGCTTTAAGCAATCATTACAATTCTCTGTATTGTGTTCATCACATTCAACGAATCCCCCAGGGAATTTCCAATCATTTATTAGGAATGTAAATCGTGGATCAATTCTATGTTGATTCTTATCATCTTTCGGTGCGTACCCTATACTCATTTTAATCCTCCTTTATTTCTTCAGCTACTTTATCAATTAATTTTAAAAACTTTTCTCTTGTTAATGGTAGTACGTCACCAGGCCTGTCATCTACAATATCAGGCTGTGTATCAAAATATTTTGTTATTTCAGTTACTAGCATTTCACATCTATCTCTATACATTTCTATTCCTTCGATCATAGATTATCCTCCAATTACAATATTTAATAAAAATATAAGTCCTATTAATGCGATAAGAGCAACAGTCTGTGCTACCCTTATCTCACTCTTTGTCCTTGCAATAGTATCTATTACATTTTGCTCTAGAGCATTATCTCTTTCTTCTTGAGTTAATTTATCAATCATTGGAAATACCTCCCTTGTATAGCTTTATCATAATAAGTACACTCTGGACAACATTCATGTAACCATCCTGAACTGCCACACTTCGGACATTGATTCGGAACACAATCAACACGAAACATGGCAGTATGTGAACAGTAATGGCAGTGACACTCGGTAAATGCCACTTTTTTCCCTTGCGAGGTAGGGGCCTTCTTAGGCCTGTGTCTTTTATCTATTCTGTGATACCATTTTTTCTTTTCTTCTTCTGAGTATTCTTTTTGATTCTTCATTGAGTCTCCCCTCTTTGAATAATATTTTCATTCCGTTACTTACTTTAAACCCTACCTTTGTGTTATATGCGATAGGTTCAACAATCATAGTATGATACGTTTTAAGCCACTCATTTATTGTCATCTTCTAATCTCCTTAATACTTGATAGATTAATAACATTATGTACAACCCTGTTATGTCGAATAGTATTTCAATCATCAGTCTTCTCCTTATTGTCAACAGGGTATAATGCATATTCATTTGAGCCTTCCTCGTGTTCGATAAAAAGCTCCTCGATGTCATTGGCAATAGCATCAACATCTCTAGCAACTTTCATCTTTATAATTGCATCTTGATTCTTAATCTGCTGTAACTTGGTTATCAGTTGATTGATCTTCATTTCCTGTGCTCCTTAAGTCTAATGGGATCATATCGATCTCTTGTTGTAAAAATTGTATCACTGCTTTATTATCTACTAGAGGAGATTTCTTTCTTGCAAGGGTATTATATAAGTACTCTGCAATAATCTTTGTCCTGACTCTTGGAGTGACTTTTAATTTAACCCATCCTTCTTCTTTTAGTTTTTCAAATTGTGTTTGACGCCAGTCTTGCATATCTTGATGGCTTTCGTCAAATAAAATACCACATTCACATAGTCTGTTCATGATTGTCTCCTTTCTAGATTAATATCTATTTATATTCGATGTATTACCTCTATTTCTACTTTTAATACGTTTAATTTGAGCAGGTGTCCTACCATTCTTACTTAGATAGTCATCCTTCTCTCTTCTTTCCTCTTTTCTACGTTTAGCTTTCCTGTTGGGCATCTTCTCTCTCCTTTCTATCTGCTAATTCTATTAATCTATCTTCTTTACCGAAAGTCATCGCAGCGTTCATTGTTGTTTCTCGAATCATTCCATACATAGCCTTTTGATCTAATATTATTTGTTTAAGCTGTCCCATCATTTCATGCATACGATATATTGTTCTAGAATACATATGAGGTATCTTAGAAGGCTCATTGTCGTGACCATATACTCTTACGCAATAATTTACTACCTCTTGAACCTCTGTTGCGTTAGAAGGTTCATTTATTGACTTCCCATCTAGAAATACTTCGCCTCTCATTCTTTGTTCAAGTGCTTCTAAATACTTTTCTCCTGAGAATACTTTAAGTTTCTCTTTCTTTTCTTTATCTTTTTTCATATTAAATTACCATCCTTATCTTTTTCAAAGCCTTCTCTAATTACTATCTCTTCTAGAGCATTAGATATCATTGTTTCTACTCTTTCGTGCTCATTGTATGCACGAGCATTAGCAATTGCAAAGTCAAGTACGTCTTCTATACTATCGAATCTTAGCTTATTAAGCTCTTTCATTATCCATTCCATATGTTCATATATCAAGGCATGCTCTAGAAACTCTTGTTCAGCATTTCTTAGGTCTTTGTCTTCACAATGACATTGTTCGTGCCTTTTTACTTTATTTTTCACATACGGCATCTCAATATATTGAAAGTAACAGTGACTACAGCATCTATCTCCATGTTTCTTAGTATGGAGGTATGCACTATGACCTTTATAATAGATAGCACACTTCTTTGCTCCCACTTGAGGTGGTTTATATAGCAGAGGTGGAATATCTTCTCCACATATTGTGCAAACGACTACTTGAGCCTTATCAATAAGTTTCTTATACCAATAAGGTTTCTTGGCTTTTCTGTGTCTTTCATTAAATAACATATCTATTTCCTCCCTTTATTCTTTAATATTGAGTCTTTGAATTGTGCGTCAATGTATGTTGTACCGAATAACTTAGCAATATCGAGCAGCTGTTTAGGTGTCTCTATCTGTACTCTCTCACGTTCCTCTTCACGTCTTTTAGCCCTCATTTCCTCTTTCTCTGCTATAGCCTCTTCTTTCTTATATTTATACATCTCTTGTCTATATCGGGACAGCAGGTTCTCTTTACGTTTATTCTCCTGCACGAGAGCATTATATTTACGATTACGCATTATATACACTCCCATAGCACCGACTAGCACCATAGCAATATGTTCGATATATAGAATAACTGTTTTAGCAAAGTCCCAAGTTTCCATAGCGATGTTCCTCCAATCTTGTTGTAAGCACCAATTTAATAGTAATAGCGAACCAATGAATATTATCGTGACTTGAAATAGAGTAATGAATCCATATGTTAGATACCAAGGAGTCTGTGATAGCACTTCTACACCGATTACTTCACCGACATCATTTAGTGAACTATGTTCTTTGACTGTAACCTTTATAGGATCAATTCTATTTACTCTCTGAAATATATTTAATAATGCAGTCATCAAGCACCCCCTTTCGAGGATGCCCGATTATTGCAACAACAACAGAAGCATTCTATTGCTGTCTCTTCAACTGTAGGTGTGTATCTCTCAACTCTACGTTCTCGCCTAGCTCTCTCTTTTTTACTTACCGAACCAAGAGTTCTAGTCTTGAATGCGTGTAATATACCACCAATCCATACGATTGATAGTAAGCCCATTGATGTAAGAACTGTTAATATGATAGTCTGTTCCATGACGTATCTCCTTATGTTGATGTTTAAGCCCAAGTGAATAAGTTTAATATACTATATATGTGGATAATATGTGTATAACTTGTTAATAAATCTTGGAGCAGTTTTGAGACATACTCCAGGTCTTGGACACAAAAGCACTACTATTTCGGTCTATGTAGTTAATACATTATCTCATTAGGTTTCCTTTGCTACATTATTTAATGAATCATTTACACAATGGAAGGGGAGAAAACTCCCCCTCTTGTCTTCAGACGTGCTTAGAACTCGGAGTCTAATGAGTCTTCCAACTGTCCTATGACGATCGATGCTTGTTCTGCGGACTTCTGCATAGCGACGATCGCACTAGGCTCTGCCAAGTATTGGAATCCGCTACCAACGTGCTTGACTAACTTAACGTCCTTGCCATCGAGTTTTGCTGACTCTGTGCTGACCTCGACATCTACTGTGGTATGTCTACCATTGATCATAATTCCTACTGAAGCCATAACTAAATCTCCTTACATTTGATTTTCAACGAAAAAGTGGATTACCATAATCCACTCCAAAGGGTGTACGAGGTGAGTATGTACGCATATCATTTGTCTACAAATTTCTTGCATCACTTGGGCTTGGAGCTTAATTTTGGGTATGAATCATAAAACAAAGGAGAATCGACATGGGTAGAAATTCTGATGGAGTAGCTTACTTGCGAGGAATGAGGCGTGAGGGCGTAACTGGCATAAAAACTCTAGAACCGCTAGAGGCATCTGTCCAGCCTGCGAAGATGGAAGAACTAGATGGTTTGGACAAAAAAGAAGAGTCTCCAAAAAAATCAAAAAAAACCTTGAAAAAGGGAAAAAAAGGTTAGAAATTATGGGGGACAATAGGGGGCCCATATATAAGAGATTCTTACTCCCCACTTTTTTCAATCCTTTAAGATCATTGAAACTAACCTCAAAATAGCAGTATATTAAGGCATTATGGCTATCGTAATGGAAACACTCAGTCGCTTACCGAAAGATATTCAGGAAAAAATTCTTGAAGAAATTTCGCTATCTCCCGATCTTGCTAGTACTGTAGACGATGATTTTACAGATGATGTTACAATTGAAATCAATGACCATTCATATGTAATACCTTTTGAGGTCTTTAAGTTGATAGATAATTTATCGGAGCAAATAAGAGAGCTGATTTCTGACTATGAAGTCCCAAACAATCAAAGGTTTTAAACACTACGTATTCAATTCGAAAGAGGAGTTCCAAGATCATTTCCTTCCTCACGTACCACCTCTACATAAAAATTGGAGAAATGCTGAAGAGGGAGATTGGGTAGTAGCTGATGATGGGGGAATTGTTCAGTTGTTAAAAGTCTCTACTAATATCACACATCCCAACGATAGAAAGAATTATAATTACGCTAAAGGATGGGTTCGTACTGTAGTGGGAACTTTTCTTATTAGAGATAATATTGAAATGGATACAGACTTCTCTAAACATCAAAATAGATATACGTTCTCTCGTACAATTAAGAATCCTTCTAAAAGAGTCAAGAAAAGAACTGTTTGCACAAAGAAAGAAAGAGTATTCGCAACTAATATGGCTGTAGGGACTGGAGTCGTAAAAGCATATAAGGATGCCTTTGGGAATGAAGTAGATGATGGCGTTGCAAAAAGAAAAGGAATGGTTTTATTAAAACAGGATAGAGTAATGAAAGAAGTTGAAAAATCAGTGCTAGACGTAGCAAAGAAAATGGGTATCGACCATGAGTACATTCTTAACAATCTAAAACAGCTATGTGAGTATTCAGAAGACGAGAATATTCAATTACAAGCAACTAAAGAACTTGGTAAAGCTGTTGGTACTCTTGGTGCTCCTAAAGTTCAGCAAAGAGAAGTCGGTATATATGGTATGCTACAAGAGTTCTCTACAAAAGAACTTGAAAAAGCAAAGAGACCTGAATTGGAGGTTAAAACTGATGATTTGCCCACACTGCAATAGTTATCACGTAAAGAAAGATGGCCGAAGGCTTAATAGAGAGCCTATCCAACAAAGATTCAAATGTGGAAACTGTAAAAAAGGATTCTCTATACCTATATCTAGTCTTATACCTGAATCGCCTTCCATTGATCCTGGTGGTATCTTTGAATATGAATCAGATAAGGTAGTACGAGTACATGGATTAACGGATGTTCATGTTGGAGCTGGTTCTGAGGGAAAAGAAATATTTGATAGAAAAAAATTCCAAGAAGCAATAAAAGCAATATATGAAGATGATAATGCTGTTTGGTTTGGTAATGGAGATATGATTGAATGTATACCTCCTCACTACAAAATTAGTCAGAGAGGTCAATATATTCCTCCTGATTCTCAGCATGAGGAGTTTATTAATCTTGTAAGACCTATTGCTGATAAGTGTTTGTTTATGCGTGGTGGAAATCACGACTTTCTAAGAAGTATTAACCTTCTAGACTATGATGTTGCGAAAATGATCGCTAAAGACTTAGCTGTGCCTTATTTTCAGTATCCTGGCTACTCCGTTATCAAAGTAAATGGTAAAGAGTGGAACTTAGTAACAGGACATGGGAAAAGTGGAGCTAAGAATGGAGATTTAGAACTTTATCAGATGTCTCATGTGTATAGTAAAGGTGACGTATTCTTTTTAGGACACAATCATCAACTATATGCAAAGCCTCTTGATTCTCTAAGAGTTGAAGATAATAAAGAAAAACTTTATAAGAGATGGTTCATTAGAGGTGGAAGTTTCTTAAATTACGCTGATTATGCAAGATATTCGTTTTATCAGATTGTCAGAACAGGTTGGGTTACTATGGAATTTACAAATAAGGATATACGCTGTTGGGTGAATTAATAGAAACATACGATCCTAAAGGTTTGAATCTAGGGGAATGTATTACAGAACTTAAAAGGATAGCAAAGGAAATTGATTACACCGCTCTTGTTCAAGGTGATCCTGAAAGTATGGTTAGAGTTGGACAACTAAAACAAGTTATTGAGCATGTGTCAGTTCCTGAGTTAGTAGGATATGAAAACGAAGAGAACCGTATCAAAGCATGATATTGTAAGATCAATTAAAGCACTAAGGTATAGGATAGAAAATCTAGTTACTATATTTCAGATGCAACAACAAGAATTTAAAGAGTACCTTGAGTACAAAAAAGAAACAAAAGCCTTTGAAAGTTTCTTGAAAGAAAAATATGAACGTGAACAGTCAGAAAATGTCGGAAGCAGAGGAGACACTAAGGTTAGCGAAAAGTGATTTAATCGCCTTTGGCAAACTCTTCCTTCCTGATGACTTTCTTCGTAGTGAAACTCCTAGTTTTCATTATGAAGTTGCCGATTGTATTGATGATAAAAAATGTAAGCAGTTAGCAATCATTGTTCCGAGGGGACATGGCAAAACAATCCTAACAAAAGCTAGTATCCTAAAAGATTTTCTCTTTGCAGATGATCTTCTATTCTACGCTTGGGTATCTGCTACACAGAAACTAGCTGTAGGAAATATGGATTACATTAAACATCACCTCGACTATAACGAAAGAATCAAATATTATTTTGGTTCAACTAAGGGTCCGAAATGGACTGAAGAAGACATAGAGCTTCGCAACGGATGTAAGCTACTTTCTAAAAGTAATGTTGCAGGTATTCGTGGTGGAGCAAAGTTACATAAACGATATGACCTAATTGTATTGGATGATTTTGAACATGAAGCAAACACTATTACTCAAGATGCAAGAGCTAAAAACGCTAATCTTGTCACTGCCGTTGTTTATCCTGCTCTTGAGCCTCACACTGGTCGGTTGCGTGTTAATGGGACTCCTGTTCACTTTGACAGTTTTATTAACAACCTTCTCGTCAATAATGAAAAAGCTAAAAAACAAAAAGACAGTTTTTCTTGGAAAGTTATTTCCTACAAGGCAATAGACAAAAGTGGCAACCCACTTTGGTCGTCTTTCTTTCCTAAGAAAAAGTTAGACGAGAAAAAGAAATTTTATCGAGACTCAGGGCAACCTTCAAAGTTCTATCAAGAATATATGATGGAAGTGATGAGTGCTGAAGACGCAGCTTGGAGTAGCGATAATGTGAAGAATTGGAGTGGCTATTATGAGCATGAAGAAGGCATTAACTATATCGTACAAGACGGAGAAAAAACACCTATCAATACATTTCTCGGTTGTGACCCTGCTACTGACATTGATACTAAAGAATCTGATTTTAGTGTCATTATGGCTGTGGGTGTTGACACACATAATAACTTATATGTTTTCGAGTATGAACGTCATAGAAGTATTCCCACCATCGGATCAAAAACCCCGAATGGAGAAGCCTATGGAAAAAAGGGCGTTGTAGATTATATTATTGAAATGTATGACAAATATCATTGTATGAGTGCAACTGTAGAAGACGTTGCTATGAATAGAACAATATTTCAAGCCCTAAATGAGGAGAGAAGAAGGTTAAATCGCTTTGATCTTGCTGTAATTGCTGAAAAACCTGGTGGTACACAGAAGAGAAATCGCATTTATAGTGGACTTTCGTCAAGATTTAGCATGGGAACGGTACATATTCGAGACAGTCACTTGGATTTATTGCACGAAATCCTTACATTTGGCCCTAGAATGGCTCACGATGATACCATAGAAACACTTTATTACGCAAATTTGCACTCATTTCCTCCAAACATGAAGCAAGATGCACATAAAAAGAAATGGATCAAGCCTAAACGTAAACCTAAACCTTGGATGGTAGCATGAGTAATGGAAAAAAATTTAATTTAGACGAGTTTGTATCAAAAGGTGATGCTATTTATCAACAGGAAATGACAGGAGCTCCTGTTTACAGTGATCCAAAATTTCCTGGTATAGCTAGATTTGATGACAAAGAACAAGAGACAGATGAATATATTTTAAGAGGTCTAACAGGTGGAGAGGTTATTCGAGGCCCAGGCCATTCCTATACTTACAGTGGGATGAGGGGGTCAGAACCTGTAAAAGGAAAAAGTACAATTGGTGACGATACTATGACTCCTAGACAGGCCTATTTTATGAAACAGTATATAAAACATACTGACGAGGCTGGTATGACTAAAAACGAAAGACAAAAATACGGTGCCGAGATAAGCCAAATAAAAAATACGTATGGTCAACAGCCTAGATATAGTCAAGGAAAAATTATAAGTCCTTATAGTATTATGGGTATAAAAAGTAAAGCTATGGAAGGTCTGCCTAGATCAGAGCAACTAATGCAGGAAATGGATTGGCATAAAAGAATTACAAATTTGCCTACAAGTTTAACTACTGAAGACAAGATTATGAACTCAATGAAAGACGATAGCTTAGACATAAGAGGTTTTAAGCCACAAAGCATGGAAGATAGAAGGAAAGCTGCGATGGACAGAGCACGAAATAGAATGAAATCAAGAAAAAAAGAAAGTAATGCAGATAAATTAAGGCGACTTAGAAATATGAAGTTTGGTGACGACTAAATGCGAGGTAATTAATGGCTGATCGTGCTTTAACAGGTAGTGCAATTGGATTAGAACCTGCAAGACCTTCTGAACAATCTCTTGCTACTCGTGCTTTAAGTGGTACGGTGCGTCAGATTGCGCAGGGAAATACTAAATCTGTATGGCAAGGACTTGTTGGTGCTGCTGATTTTGCTAAAAGACATCCAATACAAACAGGTTCGTTAGCTGCTTTATATATGCTTGGAAGTAAACATGGAGTAAATATGCGAGGAGGAAAGTTAAATATTCCTCTTAGTGAAGGTACAAAACTTTCTGTTGGAAGACATAACTACCAATCTCCAGTGCCAGGTGAAGATGATGATGTTCCTTATTCAGGTATAAAACTCTCTAGGAGATTTTAATATGTCTGAAAATAATTACACTCCTGAAGATAGTAGCACTGATATTCTACGTGATACGTTACTTGACAATCCTTATACTGGGTCAGACGGCATGTTAGATTTAATATCAACTTACATATTTAAAGGTGATAAAGATTTCAATAAAGATGTATTTAAAACAAATTTTAGAGATTATGCTAATAGAACTAGAGGTTTAGAAAGTTCAGGTGGGAAAAAATCGCAATTAACCAATCCTTTGAGTAATGCAAGGGGCGATTTTCAATTTACCCCAGAAGCTTTTAGAATTGGAAAAGAAAGAATAAAAAATCTGTATGCGATGTGGAAACCTCAAAAGGAAAACGAAACTAAAAAAGCATATGAAAAAAGAATGAAGGATTATTATCCTTCGTGGATGAATAAAACTGATCCTATTGACTTATCCACAGATGATCAATATGCTTTGTTTTATGCAAATACAGCTATGCAAACTTATAATCAATACAATGATAGTGTGTATACATCGGGAGAAAATAAAGGACAATTAATATTTAAAGATAAGCAAGGAGAGCCACAATTCGGTCTAGTAAACAATGCTCTCAAACAGCTTGGAAGCGAAGAGTTTGCTGTAGATGCCAGAAAATGGTTATTTTGGAATACTCATTACAGACCTAGTCGACATGAATATATTCAAATAGAAAATAGTGACGGAAGAATAAGAAGTTTCGATGATACAATTATTACTTCTGTCAACCGACACAACTTAACCCTAGAACGAATGAAGGAATATTTTGGATAATGGCTAGAATAACAAACAAAAAGAAGGCTGAAAGAAATAAATCACTTTGGTCGAGAGCTAATAATAGTAATCGTCAAAAATGGGAAACCATTCAACAACAAGCTTATGACTTTTACTTAAACGATCAACTTACAAGTGATGAAAAAGTTCAGTTGGAAGATGCAGGCATGCCTTCCTTTATCATTAATAGGATTACTCCTGTTATTGAAATGATGAAATACTTTGTTACAGCAAATAGCCCTAGATGGCAGGCTGTAGGTGCAGAGGGAAGTGATGTTGATGTAGCTGCTGTGCATTCTGATATTGCTGATTATTGTTGGTATCTATCAAATGGTAAATCTATATACTCTCACATAATACAAGATGCTCTTACTAAATCTGTAGGATATTTTCTTGTTGATATAGACCCTGATGCTGATAGAGGTCTAGGAGAAGTAACATTTCAAAGGATTGAGCCTTTTGATGTTTTTGTTGATCCTATGAGTACGGACTTTTTATTTAGAGATGCTTCTTATGTAATGATTAAGAAAAGTCTACCGAAACAACAATTGTATCGACTATTCCCTGATATGAAAGCAAAAATTAAAAAAGCTAGTGGAATAGCAACGGAAGGAAACGCAGCCTACACAATGCGAGATATAGGTAGATCAGATAGTATTCAACCTGACGATGTTGGAACTGAAGCATATAATCCTGAAAATGCAGAAGACGATGAAATTATTGATCTCTTTGAAATGTATCAAAAGATTAAAGTTCCTTATATGCACGTATATCTGAATATTCCACCTAACGAAGAAGAGATGGAAGCTATTAAACAACAAGCTGAAGAGCAAATCCAACAATTACAAAAAGAATTAGAAGTACAAATTAAAGAACAAGAAAAATCTTTAATGGAAGCTGTAGAACGTGGTGAAATGATTGAAGAACGAGCTGTCTTAGAACTTGAAAAAGCTAATAAAGAAGCTGAAGCACAACTTCAACAACAACAACAAATGATTATTTCTAGCATTACAGAACGTGAAACAAAAGTAGAAAATCAAACTGTTACAGAAGCAGAATTTAAAATATTAATGGAAAATGAAGAGTTTGCACAAAATTTAGTTGACTCTGTAAAATTCTATGATACTAGAATTAAGCTTTGTTGCACACTAGCTGCAGACGTATTCTTATATGAATACATACTTCCTTGTACTGAGTATCCTATTGTTCCTGTAATGTATCAATGGACAGGTACTCCTTATCCAATGAGTGCAGTTACTCCTCTTGTAGGAAAACAACAAGAATTAAATAAAGCTCATCAAATAATGATTCACAATGCAAACCTATCTTCTAATCTAAGATGGTTATATGAAGAAGGATCAGTTCCTGAAGATGAATGGGAACAATACTCTTCTGCGCCTGGTGCTTTATTAAAATATCGTCAAGGTTTTTCACCCCCAACTCCTGTTAATCCTTTGCCATTGAATAATGCATTTTTCTCAATGACACAAACAGGAAAACAAGATATGGAGTATTTATCAGGTATTTATTCCTCAATGCAAGGAAATGTTGGTGAACAACATGAAACATATAGAGGTCTACTTGCAGCTGATGAGTATGGAACTCGAAGAATTAAAGCATGGATGGAAACTCTTGTTGAACCTGCTCTTGAACATCTTGGTAAAGTATTTAAAGAAATTGCACAAGCAACATACACTGCAAATAAAGTTTTTAGAATTGTTCAACCTAGTGCATTACAAGAAGAACAAGAATCAGAGATTAACATTCCAATCTATAATGATTTTGGAAAAGCAATAGGAAAATGGAAAGATTATGGAGCTGCTAAATTTGATATAAGAATTATAGCAGGTTCTACAATGCCTGTAAATAGATGGGCATTACTAGAAGAATATTTCAGATGGTTTCAAGCTGGACTTATTGATGACGTTGCGATGTTGGCAGAAACAGATGTTCGTGGTAAAGAGAATATCCTTAAAAGAAAATCTGTATACTCACAACTAAAATCACAAGTCGATCAGTTAGAATCCATGCTAAAAGACAGAGAAGGTACGATTGAAACATTATCAAGGCAAGTTGTACAAGCTGGTATCAGAGAAGATATTAATGAGGCTGAACTAGAACAAAGAAAACAAGTTCAAGATACCACAGCTCAACAGAAATTACTCAGAGAGAGTATGAAGTTAGAAGCCAACGCAGCCAGAAAAGACCTAAGTAGGGAAGTCAAAAGCGCAATAAACGAATCAAGAAGAGGCAGACAACAAAAAAAATAGTGCTCTTGACTTAAATAGTCTGTCGTAACTAAATTAGGGAGAATAAAACTATGAGTGACCAACAAGAGACAGATAACCTATCTATCGAAGATACAGTCGTGGGTAGCCCTGGAGCTCCTGTACAAAATGCAGATGACTCGGCAGAATTTTTTGCTGCCTTAGACAAGGATGTCAATCGCATGACGTATGACTCAGAACTTAGTAACGAGCCAGATGCCCCCGTGATTGCCGAGGCTCAAGCAGAAACCTTTCAGGAAGAACCTGAAAGCCCTGCTCCAGAACAAAATCACAATTGGGAAAAGAGATATAAAGATTCTAGTAAAGAAGCAAAAAATCTAAAAAGTAGGTTGAGTGAGCTAGAGCCATATACCCCAGTTCTTGATGCTATGAAAGAAGACCCTCAATTAATTGATCATGTGAGAAATTATTTCGAGGGCGGTGGTTCTGCACCTGTCAACTTGAAAGAACGATTAGGTGTACCTGAAGATTTTGTTTTTGATTATGACGAAGCAATTTCTAATTCAAACTCTGATTCAGCAAGAGTTCTTGGAGCAACTATTGATGGTGTTGTACAACAAAGGTTGTCAGCATTTGCAAATGAGCAAAAAGAACAAAATCAACTTGTTAATGAAGAGGCATCTTTTAAAAGTCGTCACGAATTATCGGATGACCAAATGGGTGAAGTATTGAATTTTGCAAAAAGTCGTAAGTTATCTCTTGATGATATTTATTATCTATATAACAGAGAAAATCGGGATAAAAATATTGCGAACTCTGCTAGAAAAGAAGTAACAGAACAAATGAAAAATGTACGCCAGAAACCTAAAAGTGTCAGTACGGCTGGTTCTCAATCAATAGAACAGTCTACAGACGACCTTGTTTTCGATCAAATCGCTAAGTCAGGCGGCGGTGTGGAGGAATTGTTTAGATAATAAGGTAAAAGGAGAAAAAGGTCATGGCTGCACATACAGCAACACCTGCTTTTCTGAGTGGCTCAACGGGTCTTACCGAATCAGGAACTGGCGTAGTAGCTGGTTCAGGGCTAAGCACTGGCGATCTTCGTAGACGATATGATTTCTCTGAAAGATTTTCAGAATTAGCAATAGACCAAACTCCATTCTTCAGAATGGTTTCAAAGGTTGCCAAGTCGGCAACTGACGACCCTCAGTTTAAGTATACAGAAAAACGTGGATCAATCCACAAACGATACGCATACATAGTTGGATTTGAAAACAACAGTACTGCGTTATTTAATGATGCTACAATAGTAGCTCAAAACGATGGTGGCGTACCAGTAGTAGGAGATACCCTAAAACTCATAATGGGTACTGACTATAAATCAGCTGGTAATGTTCAGAATGTATCAGGACAATCAACTGGTGCTATGGCAGTAGGTTCTACAGGAACAGCTCCAGAGTTCTTTTTAACAAATCAGGTCATAAAGATCAATGTATCAGAAACAGCTGGTGGTGGAACGACAATTAGCGATTATATCCTAGCTCGAATCACTACAGTTGATGATGCAATAGATGCTACTAATGCTAGTAACCTAACAGGTTCTAACACTTTGAGTGGAGCTGTTGATGTTAGAAGAATCACTGCGACTGTAATTAGAGCCTCTGGTACAGGTGGTGAGTTAACTTCATTTTCAAGTAACGCACCTGTTCTAACAACTTATAATGTAGACATCGCTACAGCTCTTGAAGCACAGCGTGTCCATGTTGTAGGTTCTGCATACGCAGAAGGTTCATCTCTCGCTGGTGAGACTTGGAACGATAACCCATACAGTACGTCATATGGACAGACTCAGATTTTTAGAACTGAGTTTGGTATGACTAACACTGCAAGAGCAACTGCTCTTAAATACGAACCAAACGAATGGGCACGTATTTGGAGAGATAAGTTAATCGAACATAAATGGGATATTGAACAAGCCTCATTATTCGGCAAACAGGGTTCAAGTGGAAGTGGAAATAGCACTGTGTATTACACACAAGGCGCTGTTGATTTTGTATTGCAATCAGGTAACATCTTCAGTCTTACACATTCAAGTAAGACAGCTGATGATTTTCTTGATGATATGAGTAAATATCTCGATCCTCGATACAATAACTCAGCTGCTTCAGTGTATTTCTGTGATACGGCTACCTATCATTGGCTATTAAAGCTTGGTAGTAGCAGTCACACTGCGCTGTTTGAGAATCAAGTAAATGGAACAACGAATGGTCGTTGGGACTTTGCTACTTCGGGTAAGAAGAGCCTCTTCGGAGTTGATCTTACAAATATCGTAACCCCTTATGGCGACATTAAGGTAAGTAGATGTATCGCTTTGGATCATAGCGCTGTCAAGATTCTTGGTGTTAACCTCAAGCACGTGAAATATCGTCCTTTGGTTGGCAACGGATTGAATCGTGATACGGCAGTCTATGTAGGCGTACAATCACTAGAGAATACAGGAGCAGATAAGAGAGTTGATATGATACTCACTGAAGCTGGTTTTGAATACTCAATGCCTGAAGCTCACGCTATATGGAAATAAGGGTTTCTGCATACGCAGTAGGATTTGCCCCTGTCGGATTTTCCCCTCCTCTTTGGTCTGGCGGGGGCTCCTCCCTTTAAAACATTATGAAGCTTTGGCAAAAAATAAATACCATTACTGGTGGCACAACAAAATCACGAATTTTAGTACCATTGTTAAATGAAGCCTCTATTTGGCTAGTTAATAGTTTACCTGAAAAATTCTTGTGGACTATTGCAAGTGAAACTGAGGTTAATGGATGGGAATCAGATGCAGCTAGTAGTGCAAATATTAATGAAGGCTCATCAGTAGCCTACGATAAGATTTTAGCTGTCTATAGAAATGACGGCTCTGCAAATGGAACAGTAATTAGACGAGTATGTAAAGAAGTTCCTGATAGTCTTGCATATGCTTTTGATGAATCTGCAAGTATATATCATGCAACTAAGATGTTTCCTAAGTATTATAAACTTAGTGGAAAGCTTTTTATTAAACCTACTCCTGACTACAATGATGATACTGAAACACAGTCATATACAAAACCTGGTGCAAGTGGAGCAACTTCAGTAAGCGCTGGAGCTGGAGATAAAGGTGTAGTGGTATACGCAGCTGCTCCTGTAGTAACTGAAAATACAGAAACTTGGATATTAGTAGAATGGGAAAATGTAGCAATAATGTATGCAGGTTCTCTTGATATGTTAAGACAATCAGAAACTCTTCAATCAAGTGCTACCACAGAATTAACTACAGCCGCTACTTTATTAACAACATACAATACTAACGTACCTACGTTTACACCTCCAATTGCCCCAACAGCAACATTAGCATATTCAGCTCCTTCAGGATATACTCTTCCTACGGCTCTTGAAAATGTAAATGATAGCTTACCTACTTTTGTTGCTCCTGTAATGAACGCACCAAAGTTTAGTGACGCAGATACCCATATGACGAATGAAGACCCTGAACTAGTACAAGCTAGAACTGCCGTAATTTCTCAACAAGTCAATGAGTATAATGCAAGTGTTCAAGGCGCTGTCCAAGATTTTACTACAAACCTAAATAAATTTTCAGCAGATGTAAGTAAAGCAGCTCAAGATGCTCAAGTTGAAATGGCTTCTTATTCAGCAGAACAAAGAGACTCAGTTCAAGAGTTCCAAGAAGATGTTGCACAATATCAAAATGATTTACAAAAGTATACTGCAGAAGTTGGTGCGAGAGTTCAAGAATTTCAATCTAGTATGGCTGAAGCTAAAAAAAGTTTAGAACAAGCTTCGGTTAGACTTCAAATATCTGCTCAATATCAACAAAAATCACAAGATAAATTTCAAAAGTATAGTGCTTTATATCAAGCAGCCCTTAGAGAATTATCAGCAGTCACAGGCGCTGCATCCGCTCCTCCTCAACAACAAGGAGCACAACGAGGAGAGGAAGGAAGGAGTACATAATGCCTTTACCTTCTAATTCTCCTTCAGCTTTACAACTTCGAGATATTGATACAAATTTGGCTTCGAAGCCTATGCGTAGTGCATATGGAACACAAGTAGCAGAGTATTTTAAACCTGCGATGAGAGGTTTTTTTACTGAAGACGTTCAGGATCAAAGAATAAATGCATTAGTAACTTTAGCTAAAGAACTTGGTTCTCCAACTTTTATGGATAGAAAAGAAAATGAAGGATTAGCTTCACGTGGAGAGTATAGTCCTTGGGATAAAGAAATACGTATACATCCTGAATATAAAGATAAACTTAATATTTATGACTATAAAGGAAAGTCTGGTCGACCAAGATTGTATACACAAGCAGAAGACGTAGCATTAGAAGAGTTAGCGCATGCATATCAAGATACACACGATACTGATGTGTGGAAACGTGAGATTTATGAAGACCGTGATGAAAGAGCAACTATTTTTTCAAAAAAAGGTAGAGGTATATTGAAAAAAAATTTGGGAATGAGTTTGTTGAATATAGTTCGTCAATTACCTGATACTGATTTTACTAGTCATGTAGATAAAAAACTTTATAATATTGTAGGATATACTCGCCCAGGAAGTTTGGAGCATGATGCGCACAAAGTAGTTTCTCCAGAGTTAAAAAAACGATATTTTTCAGAATTAGGTGAATCAGCAGGAGATTATTACAGATGACAGTACTAGAATTAATGGAGCGTTCAGGCGCTGATAACACAAATTTAACAATTGCTTGGATTAAAGACGCAGTGAACTTAATACAATCAAATACTAAACATGATTTAAAAACTGAAACAATTAATATTGTAAAAAATACAAAATCATATGAACCATCTGCAGATTTAATGGCAATAGATAATATTAGCATCTTAGATACAGAGGCAGATCAATATAAAAGGATACGTAGATTAGCGTTTCCACCAACAGTAACAGTGGATAATAGCCCATGAGTACACAAGTAGATAGAGATTGGTTTTACAGGCATAACGGAAAAAAGATAGAGATTTATCGCCTTAGAAGAGGTGAGTCTAAAGTTAGAAGTGATGGAGTTTTAACTTCTGGTGCAGACGAATTAATCTATCCTGACGAGTCTATCACTAGTGGATTAAGAATTGAATACACTGCTTTTATTAATCCTTTTGTATCCTCTGATCCTGAGTCAACTAAGGACTCTGCAAACTCTGCAGTTACATCTCCTGAAGAAACTACTCACGTGAATTTGAATAGGATGCTTGGACTTGCAGTGGTAAGTTATATTCGGGCTATGCTGGCCGAATCTGCAGGTGATATACAGAAAAAAGAATATTATATGAGAGATTTTTTTAAGAAGATATCAGACAATGAAAGTAATAAAAGAAATGTTAGTATTTCTTCTGCTATCGGACCCTTTGCAGTGAGGTAAAATATGGCAAATCAAATTAGAATACATACATCATGTGAAATTGTACAAGACAATGACGTTACAGTAGAGGGGATAGCTTATTCTCACAAAATTCTTGATGGGAATGCAGATGGAAGGTCATGGGGAGGAAATTACAATATTGCTACAGCATATACAGATGCCGATGTTTGTTATTGGAAAAATGTAGTTGTTTCAGCAACAAGTGCTGACGGATTAAATGATAGTGGATGGACTGAAGCTTCTGCGGTATCTGATGGAACTCTTCCTACTACAGCTCATGTCGTAGCAGTTGAATATGTTTCAACACTAGGAACAGTTGCAAGTGTTTCCGTAACAATAAATTCTGAAATTCACGCAGTCTTAACTCAAGGTGAGGCTGTCGTAATACCATTGTCAGCAGGTGAAGCTGTTGCCAATGTAAAAGTTCATGCTTCAGCGTATACAAACGGAACGCATGAAGCTACTGTCAACGTAATGATGGCAGGAGTTTAATAAACAATAGGAGATAGAAAATGGCGCAAACAGACTTATTTAAGTGGTCAAGCCAAGAATGGCAGAATAAGAAGGAACTGGATGTAATTACAGTTACTCTTACTACTGACGCAGAAACAATAGGCGATAATAAAGTCCTAGCTCAAAGCATTGAAATACCATATGCATTTTCAACAAATGGTGGTCGTTCAATTATTCAGTCAATAGTATTATTGGATGAAGTGGTTACAGGACCTGCAGTTGATATATTCTTTTCAACTACAAATGATGCTATTACGCAGGATGAAGGTAAAGCAATAGGTGAAGACGTATCTGATCTTGACTCAATTTTTGCTAACTTTGTTGGTCATGTTAATGTTGCTGCAGGTGATTGGGCTGATATGGCTGACGCTAAACTAGGTACTAAGTCTAATATTCAGTTAGCAGTGCATGGAGCATCTGATTCTACAAGCTTATATTGTCACGTAGTCAATAGAAGTGGTGGGAATTGGGTAGCAACAGCTACGACTAATATGAAGATGAAAATCGGCTTATACAAAGATTAGATTAGCATATGCCAGAGACAAGTAGAACATTTGCTAACATAGAGTTAAAGCAAGGCGAGGATTATGAATTAGTAGTTACTATGGATAGTTCTTGGGTGACTACGAATAAAACTTGGTCTGCTAATATTTTTAAAGATTACGATAGAACAAGCTTTACTCATTCAGGAAGTTCTGTGGCTATTGTAGCTATGGATGTTGCAGGTGATAACTCTGCAAAAACAATTACTCTAACCTTAACAGCGGCTCAAACACAAGGATTTCCTGATGACTTTGAAGGATATTGGGATATTATAGAAAAAGATACAACGTCAGGTACAAAGTATACAAAACAAGTTGAAGGTGAAGTAATTGTTTGGAATAGTGGAACATTAACAAGTGATACTTTTGGTACATAATGCCTACAGCTAAAGCAACAACAAACGTAGCTTCTAAAAGTTTTGGAGCAACTACACAGTCAAAATCATCTGATTCTTTTCAAATAGATGGAACTAAAATTGCTCATACTTCTTCTAATATTACTGCCACAAATGTTAGCGCAGCTCTAGAAGAAGTTGCAACTCAACTTGCAATATCAACAGGAGAACCTTCTGCACCTTCTGAAGGTGATATTTGGTATGATACTGATGATAATCTATTATATGTACGAGTAGATAGCGCATGGAAACAAGTCTACCCAGTAAGCTTAAATGACTTAGGAACAGAGACTAGTATTGCTAGTGGTGATTTTATTTCAATGGTAGACATCACAGATAATGGTTCGGGGAAAATAACATTAGCAAATTTTCAAGGATATCTAACTGGGACAGGAGCGTTAAATAGTGGTTCGATCACATCAGGTTTTGGAGCAATTGATATTGGATCAAGCGCACTTACTGCAGGAAGCACCTCTCTCTCAGCATTATCTTTATTAGATGGAAATATTACTAATGTAGGAAGTATTCAACTTGATAGTATCGCAGGAGATGGAGACACAAATACATCTATTGAATTTTCAGGCTCAGATGTTATTACAGTAAGCACAGGTGGAGAAACTCAGGTAACATTTAATAATGGTTCTATCCTTCCTACTACAGATAATGATGTAGACTTAGGTTCAAGCTCGTATGAGTTTAAAGATGGGTACTTTGATGGAACTGTATACGCTGATGCAATTAACTTTAATGGAACAGCAATAGGATCAACAGCGGCTGAATTAAATCTACTTGATGGTTCAGCTAAATCTACTTCATCTATCACTATTGCAGACGCAGATGCTTTTATTGTTATTGATGGAACAACTACCAAGCAAATTCCTGCTTCTGATTTAGAAACATATATGGAAAGTTCTCTTGATACATTATCTAATGTAACTACTGTAGGAACTCTTAATTCAGGTGCTATTTCAAGTGGATTTGGTGCTATTGATATTGGTTCTAGTGGATTAACAGCAGGAGCTACTCAAGTATCATCTTTGTCTATATTAGATGGTAATATTACGAATGCTGGTGATATTAATTGTGATTCAATAAGTATAGATGATGCAGCCGTAGGATTAAATATAGATTTTGGTGGAAACACCACATTAAATAAAATTACTTTAACAGACAATCTTGCTGATGCTTTAAATATTACGGAAAGTAGTAACTCTTACTTAAAATTTGTAACCTCAAATTCAGGTGAGAAAATTACTCTTGGTAAAAAGCTTGAAGCAGGATCAGTTGAAATAGAAGGTTCAGCATTTGATATTGATGGTGGAGATATTTCAGCTGCTACAATATCAGGAGGACTTACTTGGTCATCTGCTCAAAATCTTAATAGTCAAAATTTAACAAATGTTAACATTGATTCAGGAACAGTTGATGGTGCTGATGTTACAGTTGGATCAGGAAAAACATTAGATGTTTCAGGAGGAACTTTAACTCTTGCTAATGATCAAATTAGTGGTGATAAAGTTAGTGGAGGAACAATAGGAACAACTACAATTACTGCTTTAGCAGGAGCATTATCTCTAGGGGATAACAACATTACCAATGTTAGTGATATTGCTCTTGATAGTATTAGTGCCGATGCTACAGATATTAATGTAGCCGTTAGCGATAATTCAGCAACAGCCTTTACAATTAAACAAGGTTCTGATGCATATCTAGTAATAGACACAGCTAACAGCTCTGAGTCTGTCGCTATTGGCACAGGAATTAGTGGAACGGGGATCACAATAGGACATAGTACTTCAGAGACCACAGTTGCCGATAATTTGACTGTTACAGGAAATTTAAAAGTTAATGGAGATACAGTTACTCAGAACGTATCTACAATGACTGTTAACGATCCTATTATATCTTTACAAACAGCAGACGATGGTGCAAATCTTGGTTCAGATACAAATAAAGATGTTGGACTTGCTATGTTTTATCACACAGGATCAGCGGCTAAAACTGCTTTTCTTGGATGGGACGATTCAGCAGGTAAGTTAACCTTTGTACCTGATGCTTCAATTAGTTCAGAAGTTGTATCAGGAAGTGTAGGTACAATAGTTGCTGATTTAGAAGGTGATGTTACAGGAAATGTTAGTGGTACGGCTGCTACAGTTACAGGAGCCGCTCAATCAAACATTACAAGCTTAGGAACTCTCACGACTCTTACAGTTGATAATGTTATTATTAATGCGACTACTATAGGACATACATCTGATACAGATTTAATGACTTTAGCAGATGGAGTTTTGACTGTAGCAGGTGAAGTCAGCATGACTACGCTTGATATTGGAGGAACAAATGTAACCTCTACAGCCGCTGAATTAAATTTAATAGATGGAGGAACAGCTAGAGGAACTACAGCCGTAGCCTCTGGTGATGGTATCTTAATCAATGATGGTGGTACTATGCGTATGACTAATGTTGATACAGTTTCAACATATTTTGCAAGTCATAACGTAGGCGGTGGGAATATAGTAACAACTGGCGATTTAAATAGTGGTTCGATCACATCGGGATTTGGAAGTATTAATACAGGTAGTTCAACTATTACTACAACTGGTCTTATCTCTGGTGGTTCTCTTGATATTGATGATGTATTAATTAATGGTACAACGATTGGTCATACTGATGATACTGATTTAATGACTTTAGCAGATGGTGTCCTTACTGTGGCAGGTGAGGTAGATGCTACTTCTTTAGATGTCTCAGGAAACGCTGATATTGACGGAACATTAGAAGCAGATGCTATCACAGTTGATGGTACTGCTCTTGCAACTTATATAAGAGATACTGTTGGAACTAATATGGTGTCTAGTAATACTGAAACTGGTATTACAGTAACTTATGATACAAGTAATGATAATTTAGATTTTGCTATTGACGCAGCTCAAACAGTCATTACATCGTTATTAGCTACTGACATTAAGATTGGTGAAGACGATCAAACTAAAATAGATTTTGAAACAGCTGATGAAATACATTTCTACGCTAATAATACAGAACAAGTATATCTTGCTGATAATATTTTCGGGCCACAATCAGATAGTGATGTAGACTTAGGAACTACAGGAGTAAGATGGAAGGATGCCTTTGTAGACTCTATTACAGTTACAGGAGAGGTTGATGGAGCGAGTCTAGATATTAGTGGAAATGCAGATATTGATGGTACGTTAGAAGCTGATGCAATTACAGTAGATGGAACTGCTTTAAACGAGTATATTGCTGACACAGTTGGAGCTATGGTTGGATCAAATACTGAAAGTGGAATTACAGTTGCCTATCAGGATGCAGATAATACATTAGATTTTACAGTTGGTACTCTCAATCAGGATACGAGTGGTACTGCAGCTATTGCAACAACAGTAACGATTACTGATAACGAATCTACTGACGAAGACAATGCAGTTGTATTTACATCAGGTGGAGATGTAGATGGTGGTAATCTTGGATTAGAGTCAGATGGACACTTGACTTACAATCCTTCTACAGGAAGATTAACTGCAACTCAATTAGCAGGAACTTTACAAACAGCAGCTCAAACAAACATTACTTCGGTTGGAACTATTGGAACTGGAACTTGGGAGGCTACAGATGTAGCAGTAGCTCATGGAGGAACTGGAGCTTCAACTCTTACAGCGAATGGTGTTTTAATCGGTAATGGAACTTCAGCAGTTACAGCAGTTGATTTAAGTACAAAGGGTAAAATATTAATTGGAGATGGATCAGGAAACCCACAGGCTTTAGCAGTAGGCTCAAATAACTATGTATTAACAGCAGATTCAAGTGAAACAACAGGAATTAAGTGGGCGGCTCTAACATCCGCAGCTATTGATGGAACAGCTAATGGATCGAATAATAGGATAGCAACTTATTCTTCATCTACAGCTTTAAATGGTGAAGCTAATCTAACCTTTGATGGATCAGCATTACAATGCACAGGTACTCTTACAGTTGGATCCGATGGTAGTGGTCATGATGTAACATTTTTTGGCGATACTGCTGGAGCAAAAATGGTGTGGGATGAATCTGATGATTCTTTAAATCTTACAGCAAGTACTGGTAATAGACCATTCTATATATCAGCGGCTGATGGAAATCTTCATATGCGAATGACTGCTGCTGACGACCATTCTAATAGTATTGAATTTGTTAATGCTACTGGTAATGCTGTTTATTGTGGAATGTTTGGAGATCAAACGAATGGAGCTGGTAATTTCGGTATATATAATGGTGGATTCCATATGTACGTTACCTCGGATGGTACTCTTCAACTTCCAACTGCGAATTGTTATATTGCTAACAGTCCAAGTGGAAACACTTTAATTGGCTCAGATGCAAACAACCAAAATATAAAAATTGCAACTGGGGGGTCAGGTAACATTGAATTGTATGCTGTAAATACTGGTTATGCTGTAAGGGTTCATAATGATTCAGGTGATGGTGGTAAGGGTATACAATGTATGGCAGGGGTAGACTCAGGTGCCGATGGTGGAGTTAACTTCCAAGTTGCTACAGGAAATGGAACTCAGGTTGGTTTGATTAGCTGGAGTAATACTACTACAACCTATGCGACATCTTCTGATTATAGATTGAAAGAAAATGTAGTTCCTTTGGCGAATGCTTTAACAAGAATAGACCAATTCAAACCCTATAATTTTAATTTTAAAGACAACCCTGATTTACTAATGGATGGGTTTTTGGCACATGAAGTAGACGAAATTTTGCCTTATGCAGTGGTTGGAGACAAAGATGCTGTAAATGAGGATGGAACTATTGATCCCCAAAGCATGGATAGTTCGCACCTTATTCCTTTATTGGTAAAAGCAGTTCAAGAATTAAGTGCAAAAGTAACAGCATTGGAGAACGCATAATGAAAAATATGGATTTGACACAAATGGTATTAACAGGAGCTTCATTAATTATTATTGGAATGTGTGGATGGTTATTAACAACAGTAAACAGCATGGAAAAAGAAGTTCAATTAATTAGTTACAAATTATCAGAAGCAGAGAATGAGCTACATTCTATTCAACTAACAGATCCAGCTCATAGTCCAGATCGTTGTCCGATCTGTCTGCATATTAAACTAGGCTATGAGTAAAATAGAAGAGTCATCAGGTGTATCTTTCAGTCTTTCCTTCCTTATCCAAATACTTACAGCTATTGTACTTGGAGTATGGGGTTTTTCTGAACTGTCTAATCGTATATCTTTTCTTGAGACTGTCACAGGAAAACATGAAGAATCTATCGCAGATATTGAGACAACTATTTTAGAATCGCAGGATAAACCAATTAGTTCTGACTGGGTACAAAACACAAGCTTGAGATTTATTGAAAAAACAATTGCTATACATGAACAAGAATTACAAAAATTAAATGATAGACTTTATCAACTAACAAAGGAGATGAATGAATGACAAACAAAGTAGACCTAAAAGAGAAAATGGAAACCTTGCAACAGCAATATCAAAAGGTTATCGAAACTCTTACTAATGGGGAAATAGCTCGTAGAAAATTAGAAGGTGCTATGGAGATGACTCAAGCTTTAATTGAAGAATCTAAAGCATCTGAAAATAGTGCAGTCCCTAAGAAAGAGTCTAAAAAAGCTGCGAAAGCAGAAGCGTAATAAATGGACCCTTTAAGTGTATTTGCAGAATACGGAGCAATAGGAGTAGTTATACTTTTATTTGCAGGACAAATAGTGTTTTTGCAGAAAACCTTAATGGGTAAATTAAATGAGATTGAAGAAATCTGTATTAAGCTTATAGACAGATGGAATCGTAGCGATGAAACTAGGGATAGAAGGCACGAGGATATGATGAAAGAAGTTGATGATCTTAGTGATTCTGTTGCATATTTGAAAGGTAGAATAAATGGCAGATCGTCATGAGAAAAGATCCTGTTCTTGTGGGTGCGATTGCTGTGATGTCAGCGATGATACTCTCAGCAATCAAACCAGTGTTTCCACACATATATTGGGGAGTACTCATAACTCTATTGATTTATATGTGTCAACTCCTCCTAAAACAAAATGGACTTTCGTGGAAAATATGGAAGAAGAAATGAAGAATGAACGGCAAAGAACTAATTGATTGGAGAGAAGACGTAAAATCCGACCTTGCCGAGGTAAAAACCCATGTCAAGTGGATTAAGGAAAATCTTGGAAGACTCAGTCATCAACAAGCTCACATTGAGAAGCAGGTATCGTGGCTTAAAGGGGTGGGTTCGATTGTTGGTATTGTTCTTGGTGCTGTTCTTGCTTTCGTTACTCGGATAGTTATGGGAGATTAAAATATGAAGAATGTAATTAAATCTTGTTGGAATTGTAGGTATCAACACTTGGCAAGTCCAAGCTTTTATGGTGACTGTCTTTATTTTGAGACTGTTGGAAAAAAGAAAAAAGAAATTCCTAGTAAGATTGTTGAAGTAGGATGTTTATTACATAAGTTTGATGATAGTAATGATAAGCGTTCAGCAGTCAAGAAAAAATTAAAAATATTATTTGGAGTTCCAAATTAAAATGCATAAAAAATTAAGTGATGAAGTTGAATCATTAAGTCAAAAGTTTGGGAATTTTTTTATAGGATTTTTAATGATGTTTTTTGTTATGGCTATGGTTATGTTATTTCTAGGATGTGAAGCCTCTGTAAAAATAGGACCCCAAACAGAAAAAGAAAAAAAGACAGAAAAAGATTCGACTCAAACAGCAGACTATTTTAATCCTGATGATTGGATTATGTTTAGTCCTTATTAAACTTAAAAAACAAGGAGATATATCTAATGGATATACTAGTAAATAACTGGGAGTATGTAGCAATTGGTATTCTTGTGATTGACAAGGTTGTTGCGTTATCCCCAAGCAAAATGGATGACCTATTGTGGGCATCTGTTAAAAAAGTGTTAACTGGCGTCAAAGCGATTAAAAAGAAGTAAGTATGCCAAAAGTAGGTAAACGAACTTTCTCTTACAGTAAAAAGGGAAAAAAAGCTGCGAAGCAATATGCAAAAAAAACTGGTAAGAGAATGACTAATCGTAGGAAAAAAAGATAGCTCATGCCTAAGATGCTTGAGACATATAATCCTTTCGGTGGAGGGATTAATAGCAAAGACGATGCTAGAGACATAGCTAAGAATGAACTTGTCGACTGTCTTAATATAATGGTTGATTCAGTCGGCAAAGTTCGTACTTCAGGAAGCGAAGCTAATGTTAGTAGTGAGGATTTTGAAGTTGATATACAAACACCAGGAGATGGATTGTTTGTATGGAATGCAGATGCAAATTGGGATAAAGATGATGGAGTAGGTGATCTTACTTCTCCCACAGAATTTATGGTTATATATAATTCGGCAGACGGAGAAGTGTGGATTTCTCCAAGCCAAGACGATACTTCTGATAAAGAGGCATATGTTGCTAGAGGAGCTGCTGTAACCCATTCGCTATCTTCTGTCAATATGGATATGGGTTCAAATACTGGTAGTATTACAGATGGAAAAGCTACATTCTACGCAGCTGATAATGCTTTGCGTGTTCTTAATGCTAATTTTTTAAAGAATACAACATTAGAAGGTAGATGGTTTGGTTTTATTAGTCGAAGTTATTTTCCATACTCAAGTGGTAATTTTATGATTAGTACGGCTGCGAATAAATGGTATGTAGATGACAATAAGCTTAATTATCCAACTAAAGGATTTTGGAGTAAGCATGTAATGGGTACATCTGATACAGGAAGTAGCAATACTGCCTTACATATAGTTGACGATTCTCTAGAAACAGCTGTTGCAACTGAATTAAATACTGGAGCCAATTATTGGATTGTAGATCATGGTGACCCAGATAATGTAGAAAAAAATACTGGGAACTCTGCAGCTGCTACTTCTATTATAACAGGAGCAAATGATACGAATTGGAATGAAACAGTCTATAGTATTCATCCTCCTGATGGAAAAGGGTTTTGTGTAGATATTGAAAAAACTTCTAGTACAGATTCTATGTGGGCAAATGGCAACTATCATATAGGTCAATCATTTGTATTTGTTGGAGGTCAAGAATCAAGAGTTGCTACACTTAAAGGAGGGTCTCTTACATTAGCAGAAGATGAATACCCAACATTTACTGTTACAACAACTGGTCATGGCACATTTGCGAATGGACAAGGATTTAATCCTAGAATTATTGGAGGAAGGATATATACAAGACGTGCTGATAGGGGAGCACAATGGAGATTAGCAGTAGACTTGTCTTTTGAAAGAGGAACTAGAATGTCTTTAAATCATGGGTTTGATTATTGGAAATCAATTTCTGCCTCTGGGAATGGTTCTGCTAGTACTGGTACTAGTGCTAATTTTTATTTTATTAACACAAGTAGTTATGCAATAAAAGCTCCTAGTCCTGAAACATATCAAACAATTAATGGATATGATTCACAACAGCCAGGAAATAGCTTTGGATGGTCGGGATGGGGAGCAAGAGCGGCTGTAGTGGCTAATCAAAGAGCATTTCTTGGTAATGTTAAGTACAAAGATGAGACAGGAAGTGTAGCGGTGCATAGTGATAGAGTCTTGTTTTCTCCTGTTGGCAAATACGATACTTTCCCTACAAATCATTTTATTGATATTGGATTAGGAGATGGAGATGATATTGTTAATATTCTTGAAACTTCTGATAGATTGTTAGTTTTTAAATCTAAGAAATTATATGTAGTAAACATTGGATCAGGTAGTGACGCAGGTTGGTTTATTGAAGGAGAATATCCATATAAAGGCATAGCAAATAAATCAGCTGCTTTTAAAACTGACGTAGGATGTATTTGGGCTAATAAAAATGGATGTTATATGTTTGATGGGAGACAAGTAGCTGATTTAACAGAAAAATTAAGCGATGAATTATGGGAAACATTTATAGGAACTGCAAAAAATACTGTAGTAGGCTATATTCCTAAAAAGAATCAAGTCATAGTAGTTAAAAACGCAGCTATGACATCTAGTGGAACTCATAACCAAGCATATATTTATGACCTAAGAACTCGCTCTTGGGTAAGAAATGATTCTTTATTTACAGCAGGAAGCGATAAAGATATTACAAATTTTCAAATTTATGACAATGATTTAATTTATGCTAGAGCAGTAAGTGATAATGATTTTAATTTTCAAAAAATAAATCCTACTTCAGGTTCTCAGAAAGTTCAGTTTGTTACTAAAGATGAAGACTTTGGACAGCCAGGATTAAAAAAGAAATTTTATAAAATTTATGTTAATTATCGTAACAACGAAGGTTCGGAGCAACATTTAAGATGTTTATATAGTGTTAATGGTGTAAGCAAAGATACTACTGTAGCGACAGCTCGAACTGGGTACGCAGCATTTGGTTCTACACAAGCTATTGCGTCAGGTACTACGTGGAAGATTGCAACATTTGAAGCATCTTCTCCTATCTCAGGACAAAGTATTAGTCTTTATTTTGACACAGATAATGGATCAGGTACTCTAGAAGCACAAAATATAGAAATTAATGAAGTTACTATTGAATGGAGACCCCTCAGACAGAGGGCATCAACATAATGCCGTTACTATCACAATCTGAAAAAGAAGTAAAACGTATGCGACAAACTATGGGTGTTGGCGTTGCTGACTCTCAGCCAGGTACAAACGATATGAATGATGGGGCAACCCAACTTGCTGTTATTGATGGTGTAGTTACTGACGTTAAAAAAGTTAATGGTCAGCTTTATCATAATAGAATTTTTACATCATTTGAAGAAGAGGCTGATACGATTCTTAATGAAGAGTCTGTAATTAAAGTTCAGCATAAGCTTACAGGAAATCCTGTAATTGATCCTGGTTTCCAATCTGACACATTTTCTAGTGGGTTTACAGGGAATGGATATAAGCTTGACAAAGATACAAGTGTAAATGAATATAATTTTGAAGTAGATAATATGATAGTTCGTGGTACAATGTCTGTATATGAGCTTCTTATCCAACAAATCAGAGCAACTAATGGAGGAATTTTTGTTACATCTTCAGCTAAAGTAGAAAGTTCTAGTAGTCTGAGTGCAAGTGATGACTCAGGAACAATTACGTTTGATGATCCTTCGGGAAATACTCCTGCTATTTGTCCTTTTGCAGATGGTGATATTATCATGATGCAAAGAGTAAATCCTAATGCTACTGTTGCAAAGGGTGCTACTTCAGGGTTTGTTAAAAAATTAGTTTATGAAGTAATTTCTGTATCTGGGAATGTTGCTACAGTTGATAATACAGCTAATACACAATTTAACAATGCTGACTATCCTAAAAAAGGAGATGAGTTTGTTAGAATAGGAAATACTGGAGATACTGCTAATAGAGATGGAGTAATATATATAACTTCAGATGATACTAATTCTCCATTCATGGAGATATTTGAAAGTATTAATTCTTATAGTGAATGGACTACTGCAGTTCCTAAAGTAAGACTTGGAAAACTTGCAGGCATTACATATGATGGCTCTTCTCTAACAGGAGAAGGGTTTGGTCTTTATAGTGAGAATGTGTTTTTAACAGGTAAAATAATAGCTACAAGTGGAAAGATTGGTGGTGTTAATCTTGCTGCTGATAAAATTTATGTTGGGACAGGTACTGCAAATAATGACAATACAGGATTTTATTTAGATGATAGTGGAGTCCTTTCTCTTAAAGATAAGTTTTATTGGAATGGAAGCTCCCTTACTCTTGAAGGAGCTGTAACTGCTACAAGTGGTTCATTTACAGGCACGGTTACTGCGGGCGCAGGCACTATTGCTAATTGGACTATTGGAACACACACTCTTACTTCGTCTAGCGGTAATGTTATTTTAGATCAAACTAATCAAAGAATTACATTAGGAGCAAAAAGAAGTTTAACAGATAGTAATGATGGTGTCTATCTACATACTACTGGACTAGCAATAGGTGCAGACGAAGTTTTTAAAGTAACTTCTGCAGGAGAATTAACAGCAACAAGTGGAACATTCACTGGAAGTATTACAGGTGCAACTGGTACTTTTGGAGGAACTCTTACTATTGGAAGTGGTACAAGCACAATTAAAGCTAGTACTGATGGATTACAAGTAGGACATGGAACATTTGGGAGTGCACCATTTAGAGTAACTCCAGCTGGTGTAGTGACAGCTACAAATATTGTACTTACAGCTGCTTCTGGGAGTACTTTTAATAATGGAACTATCTCTGGTTTCACAGCTGGTTCAAGTGGTTTTTCAAGTTCTAATTTTAGTTGTAATACAGATGGTTCAGTTTCTTTAGCTGCGAATGCTTTTAAAGTGTATGCTAATGGTGATTTGTATCTTCATCCATCAGCATCTGATATTTCTGCGGCTGCTGGGGGTTCAGCTGTAAGAAGAGGAATAATACAATATGATACAAGTGATACTAGTGGTGACTATTGGAAGCAGTATCACGATTTTACAGACAATATTTATAAGTTTTTATATAATGGAAACAATAGGGCATTCATCGATACGGATGGAATGGTAAGATCAAACAATGGTTTTCGTGAAGGACTTGGGTCTGCAGCTACTGAATGTGAAATTCATAATAACGAAGTACAAATATATGCTAATGTAAGTGATAACGCTAGGTACTTTCAAGTAAGAAATACTGATACTAGTCCTGGTCATGACCATACTATGGGAGGACTGAGATGGTATGTAACTGCACATAGTGATGAAACAAATTATTCGGGATGGAATTGTTTAATTAAAGCTGTTACTCCTCCTAGTGGAGTAGACCTTCAAGGTCAAGCTAGTCTTTCGTTTAGGGCTGGACATTCTGGTACGGCTAGATGGTGGAATTTTAAACATAATGGAGAATCTACTAATGCTGCTGGAACGACTACTTGGAATTCAACTTCTGACGAAAGAGCAAAAGAAAATATTACAACTGTTTCAAACGCATTAACAACATTAGATGGATTAAGACCTGTTACGTTTAACTATACAGATGATTTTGTTGCAAAAACAGATTTGCCTAGTAGTAAAAAATGGGGATTTGTGGCACAAGAATTTAAAAATGTTATTTCAGAAGGTGTTACTATTCAGCCTGAGCATGGTTACAATGATTTTCATATGTTAAATACTGATATGTTAGTTCCTTTATTAGTAAAAGCCGTGAAAGAATTAAAAGCAGAGGTTGAAGAATTGAAGAACAGTGGTTAAATTACGAGGGAGAACCGTAATATGGCATTAAGTGATTTTCTAATAGCAAGTAAAACAGCAGACGCTAAACGTGATATAGATAAGTATAGCCGTAAAGCAGGAAAGGCTATTGGCAAACAATCTAAGTGGGGAAATCTTGGTCGTATGGTAGGTGAAAAATTATTACCAGCGGCAGCCACAGCTGCTCTTGGCCCTCTTGGATGGGCTGGTAGTGCATTAGCTGCTGGGGCAGGTTCTTATCTTGGAGGAAAATTAGGAAGAGCAGGAGCAAAAGCAACAGGAGGAACAATTACGAGTGCCGATGCAAGAAAACTTAAACAAAGCAATTGGCTTAAAGGTTCTGGTCAAATGGTTCAGGATGATGTAAAAGATATGAAAAGTATGTTATCAGAACAAAATATGTCTGCAGCTCTTACAGCAGGAGTTAAAGCAGGAGCGCAAGGAATAGCAGATATAAAAGAAGCAAAAGGTAAAGACTTTAAGAGTGGAGATCTTTTTAAAAGTGATGTTGCGTTTGGGAGAGCAGGTGATAAAGTAGGAGCTGCTTTAAGAAGTGCAGGGGCACAAATTAGTTCTGACTTCCATAAAGCATCAGGAGGTAGAATAGGATCAGCTATTATCAAAGACGCAGCCCCAGTTGGTGAAGTAATTAAAAAAATTGATCCTATAGCATTGAACCCAATTAAAAAACTCCCTTTTGGAGGTTCTAATTTTGAGGTTCCTGAAGGTATGATGGCGGATCTTGTTGAAAAAGACCCTCGAATGATTCAAAAACAAAGCAACGTGCTTGGACAGCAATTGATTTTACCGAATGAAATTTTTGGAACATCAGGGACTGGATAAGGAGAGAAAATAATGCCAATGTATACACCACCAACATTTGGAAGCCCAACAGGCGATCAACAAGATTACCTAAAACAATCAGGTAGAATACCTGGCGACACTCCTGCTACTGGAGATGGTTTTAACTGGGACCCCAATATAGATTGGAGCAAAGGGTATATGTCTTTTGATGAAACGCAAGACAGGTCAGCTGTTGAGCTTTTCAGAGGTTTTGGAGTTAAGGACTGGGATGCTCAAGACCGTGCTGCTCTTGAAAGCTTAGATTACGGATGGAAAGCAGATCAGCAAACACAAAATATGTATGCAGGTGTTGGACAAGCGATGGGGCAAACAGGCGCAGCTCTTCAACAAATGAGAGACCAAGCGTCTAGTTTAGCTTCTCAATCAGGAATAAGACGAGGTAGAGGTGGTATGGAACAAGCAAGTCTTTATGATCAGTACCAAACAGGATTGGAAGGATTGAGTACGCAACGACAACAAGGGTTAGAAACGATGAGACATCAATGGTATGATGATATAACTTCTTTAATGGGAAGACTAAAAGCTGGGCAGGAAGGATAATGGCAAGAAGAAGACACCACGGGTCGGGTTATACGACAGGAACTGGACAAGGTATTCGCAGACCATACGCTTATGTAGATAGATATGATCCTTGGGCAGAAGCAGCTAGTGATATAGCAAAAGCTATTACAGCTATTTCACAAGAGTCTGCCACTCAAAGACAGCAAGATCGTGTTTTTAATAGACAAATTATGACATCTCTTGCGAATATAGATGCTGATATGGAAGCTTCTCAAATTGAGGATCGCATGGCTACTCTTAATAAGATGATAGAGAAAGAATCTGATCCAATGCTACAAGACTATGCGACAGCATTAGTTGGTGAAATGGGAGGAGTCAGAGATATTGTTGTGCATAGAGAAGAGTATTCTAATAGGTTTAATAAGACGCAAGATGCCCTAGATTCTTTACAACAACAAATAATAAGTAAAGGTGATTATTCAGGAGGTTCAGAGGCTCAAGAATTGTTTGAAACTCTTGGACAAAGTTATTCTGATAATATTTCTAAGTTTGACGCAGCTCAAAGAGCATATTATAGACAAGCATTAAAACAAATGGATGAACAATCTTCTGTTCTTACAGCTCTAGAGCTTCTTGATACAGATAAAGAACTTAGAGGTGTACAACTTGATCCTAATAAATACACAGCATCATCACAGGCTCTAGTAGATCAAGCAGAACATCTTGTAGCCGCTGGTCAGTATGGTGATGCTAGAAGAACTATGTATCAGATGGGTGGAGTTGAGTCTAGAGCTGCTAAACAAACTGAAAATATATATCGTACTGGTGTTATAGAATCAAGAAGATTAGTAAGAGATGTATATGCTGGTGCAGGTGACGATAATGAACTAAAAGAAATTCTTTCTAATGTTAATCAATTATCTAAAGGTGGTACACTACCATTAAATATTAGTCCTGATGTAATTGCAAAACAAAAAGGTGAAACTGCAGAAGCTATGATGAAATTTGTTAGACATCAATATCCTGTGAATTATCCTGAACAAATTGATACTATTGACGCAGATGGAAACAAAGTTACTCATCAATTTGGAGATATTATGAGAGGCTGGGATGATGGTCTTATTTCTTCTGAAGATGCTATTTCTCAAATCATGGGAGCTTTTAATGTATCGATAGTAGATGGAAGAGTTGTAATGCCTGGCAAGAAAGGTCAAGGTAGAACTAGAGCAGATAGAGATGCAAGTGGTAGTGAGTGGGTTCGTGAGGTAAAAGAAGATCAATACTTGACAAAATCCTTACAAGACTTATATGAATTTTATATTTCTTTAGGTAACTACGAAACTTCTCTAAGAGAACCTGTAAATAGACGGGGCCCTCAAGCAGTAGATCAGGAAGTAACCGATGCTTTAGGTGGAGTAGGTAGCTGGACAAGCAAGTAATATTATATGCCATTATTACGTGATATATCTCCGTATTCTCAAGATATAGGGTGGTTAATTGGTCTTATCCAAGACAATGATGCTGATGGGTGGTTAAGAACAAAAGATGCTATAGGAGGTTTTTACGCAGAAGAGGGTAGAGAGGGTGATGATCTTATTCCTCAAGATCACGAAGTTGCTTTCTCTTATTTAAATCAGTTACCTGCACAAGATAGAAATCTTATTCAAAGTAAGATGATTGAGTTTGAAGAACCATCTCTTGGAGATGTTCTTACTGAAGGTGCATGGGAATCTATTAGATATCTACCGAAAGCTGTTGGAGGTATGACAGCTCAATGGGCTGAAGGAGCATGGAGAGCCATGCTAGACAGAAGAAACGAAGCTGAACGTAGGGAAGCTCAAAGAGAAGCAACTAGAGAAGGATGGGGACAAGAATATGCAGATGCTTACAAAGAACCTGCTCTTCCTGAAAACTATCAAAGATTTAAAAACTTTTCAGATGGCATGATTGCTGAGCTTAACGAAGAAAAGCAACGTGCTATGGATAATGATCCTCATTTAAGAGGATATATGCGATGGGTTCAAGATACACCTATTTCTATAAATCCATTTGAAGAGGGATTTTTTGGCAATCCAAAGATACTTGCAAGAGCCATAGGACAAATGATTCCTAGTGCAGCTGCTATGTTAACAGGAGTGGGGACAGCTGTCGCTACAAAGAGTCCTTTTGCAGGTACTGCTGTTGCTTCTACTCTTATGGGATTCTTAGAAGGAACTGATGAGTTTCAACAAGCTGTAGCATATAATCTTGAACAAGGATTAGATATGGATGAAGCTACTGAAATAGCTACAAACGCTTCGATTAAATATGCTGCGGGTAGTACGTTTCTTGAAAGCTTACCGATGGGTAGGTTTTTAAGATTAATGAATCCTGCACGAAAAGAAACCTTGAGATCAGGACTGTGGAAAAGAATACATAATCTTACTAGCGATAAGTATAAACAATGGAGACTGAACAATCCTAAGAGTGCTTATCGAGTTGATATGCTTGGGACACAATCTATGTATGAAGGTATACAAGAGTTAGCTCAATATTCTACACAAGTAGCAATACAGACTGGTTACAAAGACGAAACCTTTAGAGAAATATATGACATACACGAAGCAGGTGAAAGTTTCTATGGAGGTGTTGTAATGGGTGGAGTGTTTGGTGGAGGAGCATACTTAGCTAATCAATATTTAGGTAATCTTCCTAGCGACACAGAACTAGCAATACAAGAAGAAACTGCTCAAGATGAAACAGATGTCTATCGTGGACCTGTAGAAGCAGAGGCTACTCTTCCTAATTATTTAAAAAGTATTCTAGCACCTATTATTGGTAAAAGAAGAGTAACAATAACTGATCCACAACAAGGTTCTTCTGTTGAAAAGTTGCTAAAGAATCATGCTACTATTGGAGGAGAAGTAGGTCAGAAGATAAGTGATATTTTACGAGAGGGAGGAGTAGAAGTTTATGATGCTCTAACAACTAAAGAACAGGTATTTGTTGATACTATATTAAAAGGTATGTTAGGAAGAAGAAGTCCTAAACTTGCTGAAGTTATTGAAAATCCTGTAGAGGCTATTGCCACAGGACAAATTAGAGTTGATAGAATTGTACCAAAATCAGGTATTCAAGCAGGAGCACAAAGAAGAGGTTCGATGGTTAAAGTTGAAGATAGCCAACTAATCGAAGAATGGTTAAAGTCTTTTCCTGCTACTCAGATACAAGAAGAACTAGGAAGACACAAAAAAGGACTTACTCAGACTGCTCTTAGTAAATGGGCAGAAGATCAAGGCGTTGATATTAGAGGGCATCTAGAGAAAGAATTAGTTAGTTCTATAAAAGAACAAGGTAGGATTGATAGATTAATTCCAAGTAGCTCAATGGAAGAAGTTTTATTGTCTGATATGGAAAATGAACTCCAAAGACAAATGGAAACAGAAGCTATGGATTCAGCCTTTGGTGCTTCTATTGCTGTTGATCCTTTAACCAATAAAGTTACTCAACTTGCTGACGAGGCTGCGTCTCAATCAGATTTTAAAGGGCCTGATATTGGTTCTAGAGGTTTAGTTGTAGAGGGTCCATACAAAGGAGAGACAATAGAAATAGTCGAGCAACCTGAAGAATATTTTGATGCACCAGAAGGTTCTACTTATGTTAGACGACTAAAAAATAATGATATAATTAGTATTGCAAATAATCGTCTTGCTTTTCAACTCCCTGTTTTAACTGACCCAGAAGTAGTTGGTGAACCTCCTAGAGTTACAGATTCAGAAATTGATGAAATAGCAAATACTCAAGCTATTGAAGCAATAGAAACTGCAGGTGATAAAGAAACGTCTCAATTTATATCAGAAGAAATAAAACAAGAAGGATTGGGGACAGTCCTTGAAACTGATATAAGATACCTAGAGAATCCTGAAATAATGCCTGACTATATGGTAGAAGGTCTAGGTCCAGAAGAACTTTTGGTTGATAAGAAGTTTCCTGATATTAGTTTAGTAACAGTTAAAGATCAGGAGACTTTTAGAAATTCTTTGCTAGAAAGATTGGAAGTAGCTAGGGAAGATTTAGCAGACGCAGAAGCTTCTTCGGCAATAATTATTGGAGAGCAAGAAGTTCCTCCTAGACTATCAGAAGTTTTTGACATCCTACTCGATGTCCCTGCAAGAGATGGTAATATAAGTCTATATTGGGAAAATGAAGACCTTGAATTAGACTCAAGAAGTGCTCACTTTTTTCTAGATGTATTTAAACAAGTCTATGGAAAAGATTCTAAGATTGAAGAAAGATATTCTGAATTTCATAAAATATTTGGCCCTCTTGGTATTGGTGCAGGTGGAGTAGAAAGAAGAGCAGGAGGAATAACTGGCGGTGTTACTCCTATGGATGTAATAGCAGCTGCCAAGTTATACTCTGAAGCAAAAGAAAAAGCAGAAAGAGGAGAGACAGTACCTTCTGAGTACGTTGCACCATTACAAGACTATATTAATTCTCTTAAAAAAGATTTAGCTAGAATAGATCAAAATTTAATAACTATAGGTGAGAAAACTGCTGAACCTGTCCAAGAAGATTTGTTTGCAAACCAAGGAGAACAAGTAGATGATGTAGCAACTAAAAAAGAACGTAGAGCTGAAATGAGTCAAGCTGTACGTGAAGGTCTTAAAGAAGGTCTGAAAGGAATTTCTGCTTTAGAACCTGATCCTTTTTCTGCCTCAATGAACTTTCCAAGACTTACTAGCAAAAGTAAAAAGGTTGCATCTGAGCATTTTGAAAAGATGTGGAGTCAGTTTGACACAGCATGG